ACGAACCGCTGGAGGACTGAACCGGTTAGCTACTGGACAACGAACCAGAGCCGACCGGCTTTTTTTATTTATAATGATTTAATAGATTAACGTTATAAAGTGAGGCGATACAGTGAAAAATTCAAATACTATAACAACATCCCAAAATATAGAAGTATATGAAAACAAAATATGGTTATTGGTAGATGAATATATAAACACTGTATTGTGCATACATCAAGAAGATTATGACAGTATAGAAAAGTATAAGAAAGATATAGCTAATAATCGTATTGATATGTTTTTTTATATTGCTGATCATATTGAAAAACCAAGCAATAATGACATAGAACTATTAGACAGTATATTTAATATATATATACGTGTATGTGGTAGATATGGTATATTACCTACTTTACAAATGTTTGGAATATTGGTTGGAATTAACAATATGACGTTTAGCGATTGGGCGAACGGAGACTACAGAACCGCCTCAACGCATGGCATAACGGTGAAAAAATGGAAAGAAACATGTGGATCCTTTGCGTTGGATAAGCTACACAACCAGGACGGCACGAATGCCAACTTGATATTTGCCTGCAAAGTTGCTTATGGCATGGCGGAAACGGCACCAATTCCAGCAGGACAGCAGCAGGGCATACCGCAACAGACAGCGCAGCAGATCGCAGATAAATACAAAGACGTTCTAGAGCTTCCAGAGATGGAAAAGCCGGAGTTATAACAATATGTTGTACTTTCTGGGACTAGTGAACAATATATAGTAACGTTCAATGTTCTTTTAGGGTGTACTCTAAGTATACATTGGCATAACAACGATTTTTTGTGCAATATGACAATAAAACGGCGAGTAATATTCCTTGATCGCTGCCGCAGGCCGAACGAATAACAGCGTTAAGGTCAGAGCAGCGGGAATCCATGGGACAAAGGGCTACCCGGTCAGCGTTACCAGGAACAGACCCGGGAGGGGGTATATATACAGACCCACATCGGCCTAGTGAGTCCTCCGAGTTCCCGAAAAAATAAAAAAGCCCCGTCAATGTGACGGAGCAAGTAAAAAAAGAAGAGCCATTACGACTCTTCTCTAACATCATCAATATTAAATTTGACGATTACATCTGGTATGGCTTCAACCACTATTTGACATCCAAGAAAATCCAGAATTGCAATAAGCTCATTAGCAGAAAGCGTTCCTCTGGAAAACTTATTTGCCAAAGCTTGTGGAGAAGTTCCAAGATGTTCGGCAACTTGAACATTGGTTGCTTTTTTGAGTCTCATTATCTGTTTTACTTTTTGAGAAACCATAACGATACCTCCTATAATTATATAATAAACGCAAACGTTTCAAAAATCAATAATAATTCACTTGAATGTGAACAATATACTTGCAATTACACACGCTAAGGTGTATAATTTATTTATAAAGAAACAGGAGCGTGTATATATGAAGGTAGGATATGTAAGGGTTTCAACAGTTGACCAGAACGAAGCAAGACAGATTGAAGCCATGAAAGCAGATAGCGTTGAAAAAATATACGTGGACAAACAGTCAGGAAAAGATTTTAATCGTCCGCAATACCAGCAAATGATTTCGGAACTTAGAGAAGGTGACATGCTGGTTCTCCATTCTATCGATCGTCTCGGAAGAAATTATGAAGAGATTCTGGAACAATGGAGGATTATTACAAAAGAAATCAAAGCGGACATCATGGTTCAAGATATGCCACTTCTCAATACATCCATATCAAAAAATTTGGATGGTACGTTTGTAGCAGACTTAGTTCTCCAGATTCTTTCGTATGTATCGCAAAAAGAAAGAGAAAATATCAAACGCCGTCAAGCAGAGGGCATTGCCATTGCTAAGGCTCAGGGCAAATATAAAGGACGTGCAAAGAAAGAGATTGACAAAAAACTTTTTGAAGATACTAAAGCCAGATGGCAGAATGGTGAGATTACAAAAATTCAATTTGCTGAAACCATTGGAGTTTCCAGGGGAACATTATACAGAATCTTAGGGGAGGAAAAGGATGATTGATTTTACAAACAAGGCTATTACTACAAAAAGTGATTTAGAATCGGAACAGTTACTTAAAAAAGCTGTGGCACAAGGGTTTGGATTACCAAAAGGCGAAAAAGCTTTAATCACTAACAGATTCTTTAGATTTATCGGAAGTCCATATAAGCAGATTTTAATTCCAGCAACGATAAGCCATGCAGAATTTGACCAGGCTATTTCTTACACGGATTTGTTTGGTGATCCTGAAGCGGAATTAAGAAAAATTGTTGATTCAGCTACAAGATGGTGCAGAGCTTATGGATATGAGCATTTAAGCATATTTGCAAATGAGGGAATAGATAAATTTTCTGGCAAAGGACTTGCGAAAACTTCAGAAGGCATTATCCAGCGTGTTGATGCTGATGTGATGAAGCCAAGAAAGATTACTATTGCCGAGTTGGAAAAACAGCTTGGATGCCCGATTGAGATTGTTAGTTAAGGATACTGCCTATGAAAAAGAATAACTCTCAGGGCGAATCAATCAGAATCCGGTTGCCGTACCAGCTAGAACGAAAACTTATAGCTGAGAAGAACCGAACCGGCAAAAGTATATCACAGATCACAAGGGAAGCCCTGGTAGAATATTTTCGAAAGAGGTAGGTAAATGTCGATACTTGAAAAATTTTTCAAAAATAAAAAAGGACTTTCTGGAAAACTTGAGACACATCCGCTTGAAAAACCTTTACTGCGTGACAAAGTGTGTGAATATCATCACAAGAAAGCTGTTCTGGAAGACGGTAAACTGTACGATACGGAATCAGCGAAAAAAGTTTTTACAGACGAATCAAGTTTAGAATATATCACACTCGATAGAACAAAACGCAGAGCTTATTTCATAACTTTCTATGGGAATTGGTTTTCTGCCGAAGTAGAAACTGAGAGCGAAAGTGTAATCACTGATGTTGGCGAATACCGTATACAGGTTTTAAAAACAATCTTTACATATAGTGATCTTCACATAGAGCAAGAAATCGCAGTTAAAGCCCTAATCGGAAAAAATGATTATGAATTGTACAAGAAATATTTTGGGGAGGTAGAGGAAGCATGAATAGTAACAAGAAAGTTTATTATGCGTACGTAGAAAACGGAAAAGCAGTTATTACAGAGGAAGCACCGGACTTCGATAAAGTTCACGATTACATGCTAATGAAAGCGGATGGAATCGAGCTTTTTATGGGAGTACATAAGAATCAGGACGATTTAATGCTCCCAGATGAACCGATTGATGTAGCAACGATGCTGATTAATGCCGAAGTAAGTGCTGATTTAGGGGATAAAGAACCATTAACTTGCCCGAAATACGACACAAATCAGCTTAGAGAGATTGCGGACCATCTTCTGGTGTATTGCAAAGCACAGGAAAGGGGATGCAAAGATGCCTGTTGTGAAAATTATAAATCCGAGTCCGTATGATTGGAGAGGGACGCAGTGTTTTATTGATGGGAATAAAGTCCCAAGAGTAAAGTCTGTTGATTTCCATGTTGCTGTTGACGAGGTTCCGACATTTGTATTCGAGATGATGGCAGAACCGGATATTGAAGTGGAGTGCTTGGCACAAATTAGTTTTACTTCTCAATCAATTACTGATGCAATTTCAGTTTTAAGGCACGAACTGTTACAACACGGGGAAATTTACCACGGCTTCAAAGCAAGCCTAAAATCGGCCTTAGAGCATTACAATTACTGTGGATTACCATTTGAGCCGGAAGAAGAAATCGCAGAGAAGATACTTAATTTCATGATTGGAGAGGAACAATGAGATTACCATTAACCATTATCGCAGTAGCAATTAATATTCTGATATTTACTACATTAGCTGCATTTTTAATGAGCCGGAATTACAAAGGCAATCAATTTTCCACAGCATTCTTCTTGCTGATGGAAGCAGGAATGATACTTAATACAGTTTTGATTTGCACAGCGAGGTAAAAATATGCTTTTAGCATTTCCAATGCAGATTATCCTGTTCATTATCGAAGAACGGGTTAATCATATAAGCAATGCGAAAGGATACGCTTGTCCCGTAGTGAAGCGGTACGCAAGCAAACGATCGAGACATCCGATTTAGCAAACATGACTCTACAAAAAAGAGAACAACTTAGTTATTTAAATGCTGAATTCTCCACATAAGTTGTGTTGCAATTGTAGAGCACATAATAAAAATATTATCACACACTCAATTCTTTCTCCTGCTTTTGTAATGGTGCGGAGTGGGAGAAAGATTCTAGGGCTATCGCCAAAAGGTAAGGTAACGGACTTTGATTCCGTCATGTGTGGGTTCGAATCCCACTAGCCCAGCTTGCTAGGTTGCGCATGTACCTGGCAATGGTTTATTTTACATAGACCCTCCGACGAAAACCCATCTAGCTCAACGGAGCTGATTAAAGGGGCTTCAAATGTCCCGGATGGGAATCCTCGTAAAAACGAGGTACTCTATTTAACCATGACCTTTGTTGCGGCTGGTGGCAAAGAACCGCAACAGTAGAAGCAAATCAACTCAAAATCTGCAATCCGGGAGACTGCTTCTACTCAGGAAATTTAGTTCAGCGGTTAGAACGCCCGGCTCATAACCGGGAAGCCCTGAGTTCGAATCTCAGAATTTCCATTTCTTCCGTATGCTACCCATCCGTTTTATGGGCAGAAAAAACTTTCGGATGAGCGTATGTGAATCAGAATGAGCAAAGGTATGTAACGGCATAGGCTTGTGCTTGATCTGATTTCCCGTCCGATAAATGCTTCTTAGTTTCAATAAGTCATCATAAGTGCACGTTGATGGCAGGGAGTTTTCAAGAAGCATAAAGTCAAAAGGCATAATAATATCCGAAACAACTCCGTGGAGCATACCACGGTTACCAAAAAGCCGTCAGGTTGGCAAAAATACGATAGTCCAAGTTATGAAAAATTGCCTAGTGGAAAGCATAACACGATAAACATATTGCTAACCCGGGAATCCGGGTTATGGGAGAATATTCCGTAGGGGTAGCGGTGCTGGCTGTAAACCAGTTGCTTAACGGCTCGGGTGGTTCGACTCCATCTTCTCCCACTGATTAATTAGAGACTGAAAGTTCAGGGTGAAAGAAAGCATGGTAATAATATTAGAGAATGTACATTTCCGAGTTCCCAATATATTATTTCCTATCGGAATAAGCTTTCTATGGTAGTCAATAAGTGAATATGCCTTTGTCTTATAAGACATTACATAATTCTTCTAATTAATCTCTCATCGCAGGATAGAGAAGAGGTTTTCTTTCTGGTTTCCTTATCCAGAGACGGCGGTTCGAATCCGTCTCCTGCAATTAATTTGGTCGGAATTATGCTGTCTGTATACGGGCGGTCTATGATTCGGCTGAATTTATCTCATGAGAAAAGGTTATTGCTTATCCTGCTGTCTGGTGTCCGGATCAAAAAGCATAATGGAATGTAGCTCAGTGGTAGATCAATGGCCTTGTAAGCTATGTGTAGCAGGTTCGATTCCTGCCTTTCCGATTCCAGTGAAGTGCCATCACTGGAAGTATGAATTTATTCATTTTATACTTACCTTTCTATGAATGGTTTCCAGTACTCCACGTTGGGTGGCTAGTTACGGTTCAAGTCCGTGTACTGGAATTTTGGTTTAGAGAGGTGGATTATGGAAGAAAAAGATTATTGTTGTACATGTAAATGGTACGCGACATACGAAGGCGTTTGCTGTAATGGTGACAGTGAACATTGCGCAGATTTTAGATGTCTTGATGATAGCTGTGAATGTTGGGAAGAAATTAAAGATGAAGATAATGGGCAAAGAAATCAACGATGAATGTTCCAAGTGCGGAAATATTCTCGAATGCGAGTTGTTCCGTCAAGGACATGGAATAAAACAGGAACGTGAGAATGTAGCGAAGATGATTGAGTGCCAGATGAAACATAGGGAGGAAAGGAGTAAATCATGACATATGATTTGTTGAACAGAAGAATGTGTCCGCTATGTGGAGGTGGGATTGTTCTAACAAATAGTGAATTCTCGATGGCAGATCCAGTAGTAACCTGTTATCCAAAGATATAGAAAATATAACACAATTACCGGATGGAAATAAGGCTAAATTAATATCAATAGGTGGCACCGAAATTGATGTTGGTAGTACAGGTGGAAAAATTCCATCATGGTCTTTTGGAATATTTTTACCAAGTAGCGGAAGTTCTGATGCATGTTCATTTTGCTTCAATGCTACGCAAATTACTGCGGCATATAAGTCAAATGATATTTGGGCTTCCTGTAAAAAATAAACATGGAGTAATTAAATAAGGAGAAGGACTGTTGGAATTATGTTAAAAAAATATGCGCTGAAAATGGGAGTAAGACCTTGCCCTTTCTGCAAAAAATATCCGACAATAGAAGGGCTTGCAGATAATCTAGGAATGTATGCAATCAGCTGCGGAGGAATTGAGAGCAATAGAGACAAAATAGGAGACCTTACCACAGAATGTGATCTCGTATCATTTGCTGGGAAAAACATATCAAGCGTAATAGAGGCCTGGAACAAACATTGCAGAGAAGCGGAGAGGTGAACGAATTGAGAAGTGTTGCAAATTATTGGCTCAAACACAAGACAAAAAATCTCACAAGGATTCCATTGTTCACAATGACTTTTGAATGGAAGAAGTTTCAGAAAGACGGAAAAGAAAACAGTTGTATGTTATATACCTTGCATCCAGACATCGCAAAAGACCAATTTCTAAAACAGAAATTATCTGAATGTGTAGATTATATCCGGGATAACTATGATATGGAAACGTTTACCGAAATCTAAGGGAGGCAGTTATGAGAATTGAAGACATGGCAACATGGACAGTAGATCAGCTGAAAGAAGAAGTTGTTCGTCTGGCTGATGAGAGCGAAGCAAAGCAACATGAAATTCTGGACAAAAATGAGAAAATCAATGAGCTTCAGGCTGAACTGGATAATATGTGTGCTTATAATAACGAGTTAAAAAAACAGGTGGACGAAAAGACAGATACACCATTTTACGACGAATCTATAGAAATCGCAAAATATCACAGACAGCATCAGTCCGATTGCATCACAATCAATCAGCTTCAGACCGCATTGGATGTGATAGTTGACCGATATTATGCAAATCTAAGAAAGGTTCATGGGGTGAACTGACATGGGCGTAGAAACAAAAGGTTATCCAGAATGGAGGACGAAGATACAACAGGCACCTGTCAAAGAAATTGCTGACTTTGCGAAATCATATCCGCACGAGTATATGAGAAAATGCTTAGAGCAATATCCGTATTGGGGAAACAAAGACAATGGTTTTGAACGGCAGAAAATTTAAGGAGATTTTTTAATGAGTATCAAATCAGCATTTGAATCTGAGGGGATAGATTTTTCTCAGGTAATGAACCCACCGGAGCCGTGGGACGGACGGGCATTAATAAAGAACATCAATGGCAAGTTGTGGTATTGCTGTCCTTTTTGTGAGAAGAAAGCACTTCTGATTAGCCCAGAGACAAAAATTCGGCATCTTAAATTGAAATGCAAGGGTAGCAACTGCAAGAAAGAGTTCGAGGTGAATGTATGAGCACTTGTTATGATTGTGCGTGTTCAAAAATTGAAACAGACGGCAGCGATGCGGAAAAACTTCAAAAGACTAAACCTGTGGAACTGGACGAACTTTCGGAAGAAACCAAGTTTAGAATTTATAAATTAATTGTAAATGAAATTGGAAAGCATTTTTACAATTGCGAGATGCGTATGTCATATAAAGACTTTATACTTGTTGAGGATTGCATCAGAAAAGTTTTACAAGGAGAACAAGATGAACGCAAAACGGATTAAATGTATTTTGACAGGTGGATGCAAGTTCAGAAGTTCGGATACAGAATCGAAATGTAATAATAAAGAAAAGACTTGCACTATTACGGAAACTTGCTATAAATGCGGGAAGAAGTACACTGCCGTATTCACTTACAAACAATTAGGTATTCCAGATTGAGGTTAATGTATGAGCAAATATTTTGTAGTAAATTTTCCAATAAAGATTTTTGCTAAAGACAAAAAAGTTGTCGATGCGTTGGCAAATATTGATGTGTACCATGAAAAAGATAAGAGAATTATTTTTGTAGAATTTGTCACACTTTATACTGTTTTTCCAAAAGAATGTGTTTTTGAAATAGGATATCTTAAAAAGAAATTCAAATTCTTACATGTTGAGCCACACGTATCTGATTCTGGACTATATAAAATAAAAATTCAATATAAACGAGAAGAAGATATAAAAGAAAAAGATGAGTGGTGGGATTCACTTAGAAGTATTGTGATGTGAGTAAATGAAAAAGATACCAACATTATTTGAGCGAGAATTTAAAGACCATAAGGTTGTAAAGGTTCTTCCGAAAGTGCATCCGGGAATGGAATGGGTACTTAAAGGAGAAGGTGTTGCAACAGTCAAATACGACGGTTCTTGCTGTGCGATAATTGACGGAGAATATTATAAAAGATATGACTGCAAGAAGGGCAAAATACCACCAGAGGGATTTATCCCTTGTTGTGAGCCAGATTCCATTACAGGTCATTGGCCGGGATGGGTAAAGGTTGATGAGAATAATCCGTCTGATAAGTGGTTTGCAGAAGCGTATTATGTAACTTCAATGTGGACAAATCAAGGCCTTAAATTGCCGGATGGCACATATGAAGCTTACGGAAAACATTTTCATGGCAATCCGTATAATGATGATTACGATGCCTTGATAAAACACGGCAAAGAAATCGTTGAAGTCGAAAGAACATTCGAGGGAATCAAGAAATATCTTTCTGAACACGAGATAGAAGGATTAGTTTTCTGGAAAGACGGAAGCCCACAATGCAAAATCAAACGTTCAGATTTTGGCTTTGAATGGCCGGTCAAGAAAGCGTGACCAAATGAACAAAATCAGAAAAATATGTTGGATAATTGTGAATTTCATAATATTCAAATGGGTAGCAGATTATTTGATAGCCACAATTCAAATGACAATTGAAAATCATTGGGGACTTTCGGCGGTTCCGTTATTGTTCATGGCAATATTCGCAGAATGGAAAGTAATTGAAAATATTTTTACGGAATTTAATAAATAAACCAGTCAAAGAGCCACACGAGAGCCAGACTAAATCCTAAAAAGAAAGGAGGTCTGGCTCTATTTTTATGCAAAAATTCACAGAAGGTTCGATTGAATGGTATCGGGCAATTTTAAATCAAATCATTAATGATGATATGACAGTCTGTCAAAATCAGAAGGACTGCCTTGATTTACTTTTGAATATGAATATTGACCTTCCTTTCAAGGATAATCCAGATGCACGGAATATGGCAATGAAAGTCAGTCGGTACGCTCATACAACTGCGGCAAGAAACGCGGCACTGACTGGAAGCGGTAATTTTGATGATATTTACTGGCAGTATTTATTGATGGAAGCACAGAACTATCAGGTTGACAGCGGGCTTCTTTACCTTGAAAAGAACCGAATCCCGAAAGAACGATTCTATGAACCACGAAGAAATGTGTTCTTGCAGCATAACATCATAGGTTCACTGCAAGACCTGATGGATGATAAATTAGATATATTTGCATTAAGCGTACCTCCGGGTTGTGGCAAGAGTACTCTGGAAGATTTCTTTTTATCATTGGTAGGTGGATGGTTCCCGAATGACTTTAACCTGTCTTCGGCACACAGTAGCATTCTGACACGTTCCCTTTATGATGGTGTTCTGGAAATTATCAATGATCCCGTGGAATACACGTGGCATGAGATATTCCCTAACGTAGAAATTCAAGGAACAAATGCAAAGGAAACTACAGTCAATCTCGAAAGAAACGGACGATTTAAGACATGGACATTTCGTTCTATTGATGGCTCTCTGACTGGTGCTACTCGTTGTAATAGATTTCTTACCGCCGATGACCTTGTATCTGGTATTGAGGAAGCGTTGAACAAAAACCGATTAGATACCCTGTGGACAAAAGTGGTAAATGACTTGCGTTCCCGTAGACTTGAGGGATGCAAAGAGTTTTATATTGCCACCAGATGGTCAGTACATGACCCTATTGGAAAATTGCAACAACTATATGCTGGAAACCCACGGGCAAGGTTTATTGCAGTACCGGCTCTTGATGAGAACGGCAAAAGTAATTTCCTATTTACGGTAAATGGATTCTCAGAGAAATATTTCAATGATGCTAAAGAATCCATGGATGAAATTTCTTACAACTGTCTTTATCAGCAACAGCCGGTAGAACGTGAGGGATTATTATTACCGCCGGATAAATTAAAACGATTCTTTTTCAGTAAAGAAGACGTGCCGGATGGATGCGCGGATGAATACATCATCATTCCAGATAAAAATGCAGATGCAATATGGGCGATATGCGATACAAAAGATAAAGGAACCGACTTCGAATCATTACCGATTGCATACCAATACGGAGATAAATTTTTCTTTCCTGATGTGGTGTTTGATGATACTACAGACTATGACATTTTGGATAGAAAGACAGCAGATATTTTGATAAGACATAACCCACATAAGATTCGTTTCGAATCAAATAATGTCGGAAACCGTGTGGCACACAATATCCAGAAAATGATTACCGGAAAGTGCCGAGCTGAAATTGAGACAAAACCAACGTCAGCAAATAAAGAAACGAAGATTCTTGTAAATTCGGACTATATAGCAAAACATTTTTATTTTCTGCATCCAAGTCAGTACAAAGCAAAGTCTGATTACGGATTGTTTATGGCTAATGTAACTACGTACACTACTAGGGCAAAAGTACCACATGATGACGGAATCGATTCTTTGGCTATGATGGCTGAGTACGTACAAAATCCATTAGGTGGTAAAGCAACGGCAATGCAGAATCCATTCTGGGGAAGGAGATAGCATGGATATAAAGGAATATCTGAATCAAATTCAACGATACGAAAAAATTATAAATAACAAACTGGAAGAAATCGAACACTTAAAATTGCTTGCTACTAGCATTAGTGCTTCGACGTATGGCATTGAACGTGTTCAAACTTCTGGAAGCCAAGATAAAATAGGCGATACAATTGCAAAATTGGTGGATGCGCAGCGAGAACTAGCTGACAATGTGGTAGAGCTTATGGAGAAAAAGCAGAAACTTATAGATGTTATAGAGTCTGTGGAAAATCCCCAGTATTATGATTTTTTGTATAAACGATACGTAGAGGGAAAAAAGCTAACTGTCATTGCAGATGAAATGGAATACAATGAAGAATATATTAAACAATTTCACGGGAAAGCAGTAAATTACGTAAAAGAAATGCTTAATTTCAAAAGTTAACACCTTTTCTTACTGAATATAACTTTCCGATTATGTATAATATATGATGAAAATGTATGAAGCATCGGGTGAAAACTCGGTGCTTTTTTCATGCTCAAAAACAGGAGGTATAGGCAGTGGGAAGAAACAAAAGCAATTTTGTTGACCTATGCCAAGGCGATTTTGGCAGAAAAACTGCCTACACTGGCGTAGCTCAAATTACTACCGAAAATGTTATTCAAGTTCTATCTGATACGATTGGTACACATAATCGAAACAGAATGATGATTAATTATCTTTATCGGTACTACAAAGGCGACCAACCAATCTTATATCGGGAAAAGCTTGTGAGACCGGAAGTAAATAACAGAGTTGTCGAAAATCACGCTCTGGAAGTTGTCAAGTTTAAGGCAGGACAAATATATGGAGAACCTATTCAATATGTCTGCAAAAAGAAAAAAGCAGATAAAAAGATAAATGAGCAGGTCGACCTGCTGAATGATTATCTGGACGAAGCAAATGCGGATGCCCGAAATATTCAGCTTGGAATATACCAGAGTGCCGTAGGAACTGCATACAAAGCAATTCTACGAGAAGACGATTGGACAAAAGACCGTGATTTACCACCATTTAGAATTTTTATTCCGTATCCGGGAGATGTTTATATTGTTTATTCCAGAAACACAGGAAAAGCAATGCTATCTGTTCAAATATTGAAAGATGAAGAGAATCAGCAATATTATCTTTGCTATTCTTCAAATCAATATTTCAAGATAAAGAACGGACAAGTAACCGTCAGCGGCATTAATGGCTTTGGCGGAATCCCAATTATCGAGTATCCAAACAACCATGACCGGCTATCTGATGTCGAAATTGCAATTACAGCATTTGATGCGATCAACAAGTATCAGTCGGATAGATTAAACGGTGTTGAACAGTTTGTTCAAGCATTTATGAAATTCAAAAACTGTGAAGTTGACGAGAATGAATTTTTGAAAATGGTCAAGCTAGGAGCAATATCTGTAAAAGATGCTGGAAACGGTGTTCAGTCAGATGTTGACTTGATGACTGCGGAATTAAACCAGTCGGAGAGCCAAGTTGCTAAAGACGACATTTACAATAATATGCTGATTGTAGAAGCAATGCCAAACCGCCAGAGCAACACCGGTGGTGATACTGGTAATGCTGTATATTTGCGTAATGGATGGGATTTTGCAGAGCGAGATGCAAAACTTGTTGAAGCATTCACAAAAGAAGCCGAAAAAGCTTCTGTCAGAATTATTCTCAACATCATTCGCAAAACCTCCAATGATGTCAAGATTTCTACCAGAGATTTTGATGTCAAAATCACCAGAAACCCAACAGATAACATGCTTGTTAAAGCACAGGCACTTGATTATCTGTTCAAGAATAAAATTCACCCGCTTATTGCATTGATTACTTGTGGATTATTCAGCGATCCGCAAAAGGTATATGAAATGAGCTTACCATATCTTGGAACTGTTTATCCCGAACTGGCAAACCCAGACGCAGAAATGGAGAAAGCACAAGAATTGATTAAAGATTTTAGTCAGAAATCAATTCAAAATCAATCAGCAACAATTTATTCCACTGGTGAAGAATAGACGCTTTTACATCAATTATTTAAGGAATCTTGGAAAACTGAGATTCCTTTTTTAATACTCAAAAATATTGCAACAGCCCGTGAGCGCAAATCGGGCACAGATCATGTGCGGAGCGAACCGTGTGAACAAAGCGTGTTGGTCTGGAAGAAAGGAGATTTCATGACAAGAGAACAGGCAAAACAAGTACTTATCGGTATGGGAATTGAGGAACCGTCTGATGAACAGGTGTCTAAATACCTTGATTCCGTTACAGGAGAAGTAAAGAAAGAAAAAGACAAAAATGCTTCATTACAAGAAAAAGCCAACAAGGCAGCAGACCTTGAAAAAGAATTGGAAGAGCTGAAACAGCAGAATATGACAGACGCTGAGAAAGCAGAACTGGAACGCCAGAAAGAAAAAGCTGCAAACGAGAAAAGAATTTCTGACCTTGAATCCGCACTTGCAACTTCCCAGAGAGAAGCACTGACAGGAAAAATCACTTCCATTTTTGCTAATGCAGGAATGCAAGGTGATGCCTACGCAGGAGCAATCAAAGCATTTTCCAATATGAATAAAGAAGATGCACTCAAAGAAGCACAGACTTTTGTTGATGGAATTTCCGAAGTAAATAAAACAACTCTCGATACTGCAAAAGCTGCATGGGAAAAAGAAATCCTTGAAAACACGCCTAATCCGGGTGGTGGAGCTGGCGACAGTAACGAGACAAAGAAAAGTGATGCATCTGAATATGCAAAAGCGTACTCAGCAAGAATGAATCAAGAAGCCAAGGCAGCAGATGATAATGCCCCGGTAAATATTTAATTTTAGTAAAGGAGAAAAAGATATGGCTTTTATGAAAACTGAGCAGTATGAATCCAGACCTAACATCCTTGAATCTGAGGTTGGATTAGTACTCAAAACTTACACAGCAGATCAGACAAATGCTGAAACAGTTGGAACTAAGAAAATCATCAAAGCAGGTTCTGTATATCCGACAAATGCAACAGGCGCAATCGGCATTGTGTTTGAAGATGTTGATATGACAGATGATGCTAAAAGACCGATTTCTGTGATTATTGCAGGTCGTGTTCTTGAAAAAAGACTCCCGGTAACAGTTGATGAAACTGCAAAAACTGAACTTGAGAAATCAGGTATCGTTTTTGTGGTCACAGAAGATCCAGTATATTAAGGAGGTATAACAAATGCCATTTAATGTTTTAGAATCCATCACAGAGGAAGAGAGACTTAATTTCTCCCAGAGTTTTGATGTAAAAAGACCTGGTATCCTTGATACTATTTTTCCAGATATAAAAACACAATATCTGAAAGCCGAATATTACAGACTTATGGCCGGACAGAGACTTCCAGAAGTAGCGTTTGTTCATGCTCTTGATACTGAAGCAGAAATCGGTACAAGACCAGGATTCGAAAAAGTACTGACTGAAAAACTTTTCATTAAAAGAAAAATCAATCAGTCTGAAAGATTACGTCAGGCAATCGAAAATGGTGTGCCGGACAACGAAGCACTGAAAAACTTTGTATTTGACGATGCAGCTAACCTGTTTGAAGGCGTTGTTGCAAGAGCAAATGTCATGAAAGGTCAGTTCCTTTCTACTGGTGCTGTAACAATCAAAGAAAATCATGTTGATATGGGAATCAATTATGGTGTTCCAGCAACTGCAAAAGTAACACTTACCAACTGGGCTACACCAGAAGCAGATATCATGGGAGATATCCAGAAAATGGTAGCTGTAGCAGAAGACAATGGTTATGTAGTTAATAAAGCCCTTACTTCTCTCAAAATGATTAACTACATGAGAAATAACACTGCTATGCAGACAGCAGTTCTGGGAGCAGATAACAAACGTCTTCTGACAAAACAGGAACTTGCAAATCTGCTTATGCAGGAATACGGAATCACAATTGATCGTTGCGATGAGAAATTCCGCTTCAGAAAAGCAGATGGTTCTCTTAAAACAGGCAGATACTTCAAAGAAGATGTATTTACTCTGTATGAAGCAGATGCAAACGGTTCTTTCGGTACAGGACTCTGGGGCGTGACGCCTGAGGAACTTGAATACAGACAGTTCATTCAGGAAGAAAACCGTTCTTTCGTAACACTGTCCATGTGGGCTACACAGGATCCGGTTGCAGTATGGACAAAAGCGTCCGGTATATTCGTTCCGGTTGCTCCGAAAGCTAATGGCGGTATCGTTATCGGCACAAAGGGGGAATAAGCGGGCATAGTCTCAATGTGAACAGCCAATCACCGTCTGTAGCAAGTGTTGAATCAGAAGAATCAACACATAAATACGCAGAAAGTGAGCTGTCTAATATGACTGTGCCACAGTTAAGACAGCTTGCAAGTGATAATGGCTATGCCCTGACCTCAACAAATAAGGCTGGTATCATTTCTGAAATATTATCTCAGCAGTAACGCAGAAAGAGGCGGTGAATTAAATGAATGAAGAACTTATGGAAGAATTATCACTTTATTTAGCAGATAATCCAGAATCTGAGTCCATACTCACTCTTTCTGTAAATCGGGCAATTCGTTCATTTAAAAATAAGCGAAATTACCCCTCTAGTTACACTGATGATAAAATCAAAAACGACATGAAAAAATGCTATGATTGTATTTTTGACTTGGCGCTTTACTTTCTAGTTAAACAGGGGGCAGAGTTCCAAGGATCACATTCTGAATCTTCTGTAAATAGAAGTTGGGAATCTGAAACCGAAATTTATATTAATCATGGTGTTTTTCCTTTTGCTGGAAGTTTCAATTAAAAAAGATGGGATGGAACGCAATGTGTTTTTCCTCCCGGCACGTTGCAGGGTTGCTCGTTAAAGCAGGGAAAGAGCAAAAATCTTATAGGGAGTGAAAGAAAGGAAAAGCGATGGGATGTGAACATGAGTGCTTTAACAATCACCGCTTCGAAGAAATTGAAAAAAATATTCATGATATGCAGGAAAAGCAGTCTGAAAGACACAAGGAATTTTATTCTAGAATTAATAAACTCGAACAGAAGACTGCCCTGTATAGCAATGACTTAGATCATATCAAAGAAACAGTCGATGAGATGAACAACAATTTAAAAATTCTCATGGCAGTCCCTGGCAAACGTTATGACACCATTATTGTATGCATTATAACAGCAGTCGTGGGAGCAGTTGTAGGATTTATGTTGAGCGGTGTATTTCCTATGTAACAAATCGATTCCACTTGTAAGGGAGGACGGTGGAGTTATATGAATTATGCGGATTTTTCAGAAGATGAAAGAAAATTTTACTTGCAAGAAGCAGGTTTTGATTCACGCGAAGAAAAATTATTTCGATTACGGGCTTATGGCGAAAAAACATTATGGGAAGCATCTGAATTAATGGGGTACAGTCCCAGAACCATAGACCGAATCAATAGAAAAATAAAAAAGAAAATTACCAAAGTTGCCCCGATGTATATTCGGGGCTTTTCTTTGTATAATGGCGGAAATGTGGCGAAATAGTGACGTTCAAATACAGTGTTCCTTCCTATATAATATAATCATAGGAGAAAACGTAATGATTATATTAAGAAACCCTTACGAGGGTATATGGGAAAAGCATCGTTCTATAGATGATATGGATATGATTCTTGAATCCCGGACAGGAGGAACAGATTATGGCAGGTTATCCGTATTATCCGCAACAGCCAATGATGAGCAACCCTTACGGACAAATACAGCCGTATCAAGACAGGTTGGCACAATTACAGAATAACTATCAACAGGCAATGCCATATGGACAAATGCAGATGCAACAGTTACAGCCAGTTCCACAATCACCTATGCTTCAAGGGCAGATGGTGGATGGGATTGATACTGTAAAAGCAAAGGACGTTGATATGTCTGGCAACCCTGTTTATTATCCAAAAACAGATGGTACAGAAGTCTACAGGAAACAATTACAAGCAGACGGAAGAAGCAAAATTTTTGTTTACCGACTTGTCAATCCAGAAGCAGAGCAGCAACAGGAAGAACCAAAGCAGGTTGATCTAGTTGCTATGATTAATCAGCTTCGAAACGATGTTTGCTCTGAGATTTCTGAAATAAAAAACATGTTCCCGACACAAATGTCGGAGACATCGGTATCTAAGCAGAACGGAGGTAAGCAAAGATGAGTTTCAATCCTAATGCCATGATGAAAAAGCAATTTGAGAAAATGATTTCTCAGAGGTTCGGAAGTGTGGATAACATGATGAACGATATGAGTAAATTTGCAGGAAACAATCCGACATTGAAGAATGCGTTGGATTTATACAAAAAAGGTGATGCAGACCAGCTACATCAAATACAACAAAATGTATTCAATGAAAAACATTTATCTCCAGATGGAATTATCCAGAAATTCCTTGGATTATAACATTTCCCCATAATTGGGTGATTCAGAATCGCTACAATTTGGGACGACAGCCGCGGATGTCTCCTATTGTAAATAATATTTAAGGAGACTAAAAACATGATGAATGGTTCAAATTACAGTCTTAGTGACATTGCTGCCGCTACAGGCTCTAATAATCGCGCCAATGATATGTGGGGCGGTGATGGCTTTTCACTTATCTGGCTTGTCTTGATCTTTGCTATCTTTGGATGGGGAGGTTTTGGCGGCTGGGGCGGCGGCTTCGGTGGCAATGGTGCAAATGGTGCAGGTTTCCAAGGATGGGCTACACGTTCCGATATCAATGAGGGATTTGCTCTTAATGATATCCAGAATGGTATTAGAGGTATTCAGCAGGGTATCTGCGATAGCACATATGCTCTCAACAATACCATGCAGAGTGGATTTAATGGCATGAATGTTGGAATGCTCCAAGGCTTCAATGGAATTCAGCAGGCTATTAACGCTGATACTGTAGCAAACATGCAGAACACAAATGCATTACAGTCTCAATTAGCAAATTGTTGCTGTGAAACAAGAGAAGCTATCCAGGGTATCAACTACAACCTGGCAACCAACACTTGTGCTCTTCAAAACACAATGAACAACAATACCAGAGATATTCTGGACAATCAGAACAGCAATACAAGAGCAATCCTTGATTTCTTGACGAATGATAAGATTGCAACATTGCAGGCAGAGAACTCTGATCTGAAGCGTGCTGCATCTCAGGATCGTCAGTCCGCGCTGATTGTAACTGAAATGAATGCACAGACGCAGCGATTAATCAATTCAATCAATCCATCCCCGATTCCTGCATTTCAGGTACCGGCTCCGTATGCATACGCAGGATGCAACGGATATGGAAACAGTTGCTGCTAAGTAACTCACCCTTAGAGGTTGACTAAATTCTAAGAGGTGGGTTGCGGCTCACCTCTTATTTGATTGAGAGGTATAAAATATGAGTTGTAAAAATGTTTGTAAGCTCTGTAACCATCTTGTGATAAGCCAGTCTGTCGCATTCACTGGTGGGAATCTTGTGGTTACACTCCCGGCAGGCAGTTATTCCAATGGAGAAAAGTATTGCATTGTGATCGCACAAAGTATACCAACAACCACTACAATTAATGCCCCGGTAATGATTCAGATAGGAACAGGAACAACTTTGTATCCGCTAGAGAATCGTTGCTGTGCACAGGTTACAGCGTGTGGAGTAAGAACCAGAACAAAATATGCAACCAGAGTAGCTACGAGTGCAACTGGTGGAGTATTTAAGATGTTAGGAAATCCGGCTTGTAGTCCGAACAACAATTTGACAGCAATTAACGGTACAGCCCCAACAACAGAAGCACCTGTTACACAGGCTGTTAGAAAGGGGGCACTGTAATGCATAAAGTTGCAATGGAAATGGGAAAATGGGCTATGGAAAAAGCCAAAACACATGGCTTTGATAATCTCAGCGCTCAAGACTGGGACGATTTGAAAGACTGCATGGAAGCTGTAAAGTGTGCGATTTGTGCAGATAAAGATTACAGAATCGTAGAAGCTATGGACGAATGCGAACAGGAAGAGAAATATCTTGGTCGCATGGGATATGACAGGTATCGTTACGCAAACGGCAGATTTGCCCCGAAAGGCAAAGGAAGTCGTATGGGATATAAACCATATCTGTACATGGAAGATGATGACTGGATGGACGAGTATCTGAACAATCCAGAGTTCGAACGTAATATGTACCGCATGGGTTATCATCCAGACCGTAGTGATATGAGAATGGATGGAATGAACCATAAGCAGTCCAGATATGGCGAAAGCTATGACAGATACAGCGAGAACCGCAGGCATTACCATGATTCCAATGATACAGAATCTAAGAGAAAAATGGATGATTCCATGAAAGAGTATACATCTGACATTATCCGTAATCTTACAGAGATGTGGTCAGATGCAGATGCGACTCTTAGACAGTCGATGAAAACTGACTTAACTCGCCTGATACAGCAGATGAATTGAATATGAAATGAATTTTGCCCTTGTTACAGGAATGTAGCAGGGGCTTTTTAGTTGAGAAAAGGACAGTGACAAACCATGCTAAGACAATTTTACATGAACGGGGACTTATGGAGAGTGCAGTTCGTATTTCCGCACGACAGTGTGTTAATTGACCGTACAGGCAATAGAACGCTTGGAGTATCGGATTATTCCACCCATATTATTTCAATCGCAAATAACCTTCACGGAGAGCTTCTGAACCGTGTGTTTATTCATGAATTAGGTCATTGCGTGATGTTCAGCTACGGTCTATTACCAGAACTTCACCGTATGGTCAAGAAACAGTATTGGGTGGATGCAGAGGAATTTGTGTGTAATATGCTTGCCGATTACGGATGCTTTGTAATTGGCGTTGCAAAAGATGTTTTAGGAAACCAATTTACTTATGTGTCCTCTGTTGGAGTAGAAAAAATGATTGCATAAATGAAAACCCTATTTTGCCAGCTGTAAATGATGATGGTGTACTTATTTTTTAGGAGGTAGTTCATGGCAGAATCAATTTTAAAAATCCATACTCAAAACGGAGATGTTCCAGTTGGGTATCCAGGCTTAGCAGACAAGCCTATCCCAGATAAAACTTTGAGTGAAGAGGGAGCATTTGCCGACTCCAAAGCCGTAGGCGACAAATTCAAAGAAGTAAAGGCGGAAACTAATTCACTAAAGGAAGATTTATCCAATAAAATCACTAAATTCTACGCCAGTTCGCAAGGTGAAACCAATCTTGCTGATTCTGACAATGGCAAGATTCAAGATATGATGATATATGGCAAATCATCACAGGATGGAACGCCAACGCCAGAGAATCCAGTTGAGATTAAGAGCGTTGTGAATCCGACTATGAAGGTGTGTGGGAAGAATTTGCTAAATGCTACTTTGCAGACTACTACAGTGAATGGTGTTACTTGTACTGCAAATGGAGATGGAACGTATACGTTGAATGGGACCGCTACAACGATAACAACATTTGATATTGCACAGGACGTGTCTTGTAGTTCATTTAGACTTGTAGGGTGTCCAGTTGGGGGAGCTCATGATGCGTCTTACGAATTACAAGCAAGAACTAATAATTTGATTTATGGATATGATACAGGTGATGGTAAAAATATAAAAGCTGATAAAAATTTTTTCATAAGAATTAGAATAAATACTGGAATTAATTGTAACAATCTTCTTTTCAAACCAATGATCGTAGATGCTTCCCTATACCCAGATGCCACCTACGATGATTTCGAACCCTACCACAAAGAGACCGTCACCCTTCCATACACATTGAATGCAATCCCTGTATCAGCAGGTGGTAACGTCACAATTGATGGGCAGCAGTATATTGCGGATTATGTGGATGTGGAGCGTGAAAAATTGGTGAGGATGGTTGATTCTTCTAAGTTAGATAATACACAATCTATTGTAGATAAAACCGAATGGTTATTAGCAGCGCCGCAGGAAATCGACCTCACCACAGAAGAAATTACCGCATTTAAAGCACTTACAACATATTATCCAACTACAAACATCAGCGTTAATAGCGAACAGCTTGACGGATATACAGCATTTAACTATCCAATAAGCATGGCAAATGGGTGGAATTATGTCAAAAAGCAACTTAACGATAACCGAGATTATATCTATGACATGGATATACAATCAGCAGAAGCCTATGTCAACAGTGAATATGCAGTAGCATTAACAGAATTGGAGGTATGATTATGTTATATAGAACATTACTAAAACTTAAAGAAAGAAATGGACTTACAGACGATTTGAAGAATAAAATTGATATTTTCTTTGCAACTGGCAGGATTACTGAAGAACAGTATAATGAGCTGATGGATGTTAATAAGGAAGGAACTGAAAGCGGAAAATAATTAACTGATGAGGGCTTATATTGATTAAGAACAGGAGAAAAGACATGAGAGTAAAGATTGAAGTCGGAGGACAGATGTGTTCGCAATCTTGAACAATGTAGATTCTGAGATGGATAAATCTGAAGAAGTGTAGAACGAAACTGAAATAAAATAAACAATCAACCATTTATGGGAGAGCAGAAATATTCCCCCTTTTTGCATTGGAGAAAGTATTATGAGAGGATTAAAAAGACAGAAACAGACCGTGTACTGGTCAAGAGTAACCGAAACACTTGATGGAATAGATACCGTACCGTTCTACAGTCAGCCACAAAGTTTTAAGTTTTCTGTATCATCTACCGCGGGAACACCAGAAGAAATATCGGCAGGAATCGTGCCGGATTACGACAGATACATTACTTCCTTTAACCGTTCTTTCCATCCGCAAGAGGGAGATGTATTTTGGATTGATACCGTGCCACAGGTTGACACACTGGGAAATCTGGTTCTGGAAGATGGTATTCCTACAACACCGCCAGATTACCGTTTGAAGAAAATCCTTGATACGCAAAGAGGAAATCTGGCTAGATATGGAATTAAAAAGATAGGTGCAGAAGAATGAGCGGACGAGTAATCAAATGCAATCTGAGCCAAAAATCTATTGGAAACGCAATCAAAGAATTGAAATCATATCAAAACAGTCTTCGCGATAAAAATGAAGTATTTCTTAAAAGGCTTTGCGAATTGGGAATTCCTGTCATAGACGAAAATATTATGTTGGCACAGGGAGATTCTGACAGGAACCACAATACCTACATCAAAATCAACAGGTTCGGAAATTATGCGCAGGCAACTCTTGTGTGCGAAGGCTCTGGACTTTTGTTCATAGAATTCGGTGCTGGTATTTCGTACAACACTCCGGCAGGAACAAGCCCCCATCCAAAAGGAGAAGAATTCGGATATACCATTGGTTCTTACGGACAAGGCAAAGGAAAAAACGAATCGTGGGTATATGTAGCAGATTCTGGCGAATGGGTACGTTCTTACGGTACGGAGGCTACAATGCCCGTGTACAAAGCAAGCGTAGAAATTATGCAGAATGTCCGTAGAATCGCAAAAGAAGTGTTTTCTGCATAAAAACATAGCACCTTTTCTTACTGAATATAACGTCTGTTTTATGTATACTGTAAGATATAAAAGCATCTACCGGAATGGTGGGTGCTTTTTCTATGCTCAAAATAAGGTGGTGACAGAGATGCCAGATGTAGTAAAAAATCCAGTTTCAGATGTATTTGAACGATGGAGAACAACTATTGAACCCGTTGTAGGAAAAGGGAACTTTTCTAATGACGAAAGTCAGACGGTAGCTTCAAACAAAAGGGCTTACGCACGTTTGTTCTTACTTGGAAATCCAACATCACGTGGCGACCTTGAGGGGGACGAGTGCGCGACAACGCCATCTTTCCAATCAGAATCCTATGCGACTGGTTCAAAAGCTTCTTCAAAAGCATATGAAATTGACGATGCTAGTCACAAGGCTATGGTTGGCATGGGGTTTCGTAGGATATACGGGCCCGTAAGACAAAATAATGCTGATAACAGCATAAAACGTGTTGTTAGCAGATATAGCCGGATATATACTGGCACATTACTCTAGGAAAGGAGTGAGAAAACATGGAACAGATTATGAACTATGTAAAGCCGGAACTTCTAATTGTAGCCGTAGTACTGTACTTTATCGGAATGGGAATCAAAAAATCCGAAGTCATACCGGACAAATATATCCCGGCAATCCTTGGTGCTTTAGGCATTCTGATTTGTGGAATTTATGTTATTGCTACATGCGCTATATCTGGCGCGCAAGAAATCGCAATGGCAATTTTTACCGCAATCACACAGGGAATCCTCGTTGCAGGACTTAGTAATTATGTAAATCAGATTGTAAAGCAGGCAAGCAAAGAAGACTAGAAGGAGGTGATCCTTTTATCTCCCGGTACAGGGTTACGTACTAGAACCAGAGCCGTTAAGGCTCTTTTTTATTGCAACAAATTATAGCCGAAAGGCAGAAAGGAGCCAAAATGGCACGATTAACTACACTTGGTGTGAAATTTTCATATGCCGTTGAAACCGTGAAAGGCACAAAACCTACCAAATTCACACAGCTGGAAGAAGCCTCTTCCATCGGCGGTATTTCTCTTGACACAGAACAGATTGACGTTTCTGCACTGGAAGATTATCTGACTCAGTATGCAGCTGGTAGACAGGATACAGGTGGTACTTGGGAGATTGAATTTATTATTGATCCAGACAAATCTGTTAAACAGATTAAGAAACTGTACGAAGATTCTAAGGCTGCAAAAACTACAGGATTGGCAACCTGGTTTCAGGTGTCGTTCCCGGATATGTCCGACGCATTCTTTGTTATTGCAGAATGCGGTCGCGAAATTCCAATGCCAGAAATTGCACAGAACGAAGCAGCAACCATGTCCATTTCTCTTATCATCAATACATATAAGGGACTGGATACCAAAATTGAGCCGACGGCGGCTGCTGAATAAGATATAAAACAGGGAGGATAATTCATGTTTAGTTTCTCAGTAAATGATAAAACATACAAAGTAAAATTTGGATACGGAGTGCTTACTCAGTCGGACATTCTTACACAGGTGTCTTCCATGGGGGCAATCACCAACCCGAAAGATATGATCAAAATGCTTCCAGAACTGATTCTGGCAGGACTGCAAAGAAAACACAAAGATGAATTCGGGTATGAAACCGAAGAAGAAAAGAAAGTTGCATATGAAAAGGTATGTGACCTTCTGGATGATTATGAAGATGAATCCACAGAGGAAAATCCTCATAATGGATTTACTCTATTTGAAAAAGCGAGTAAGGAGCTTGAGAAGAACGGTTTTTTATCCGGCATGCTGAAAGCGATGGAAGAAGCCGAGAAGAATCAGAAAGTAACCAAAATGCCACAGGATCACAAGAAGAAGAGCTGAGCTTTCCTGAGGTAGTCCATAAAAAACTACTTCCACTTTATTTGTCTATTGGCGTTTCTGAGGAAAAGTTTTGGGATTCCACACCGTATGATTTAGAACCATACATGGAAGCCTACAAATTAAAACAAAAAATGGCCGATTCGCAAGCATGGCAGTTCAACATGTACACGATGTGTGCAGTTCAGACTGCAGTTGCAAATGTGCTTATTGGCAAAAAGTCAAAGGCTGAATACCTTAAAGAACCATTTTCGCAAACAGCCGAAAAGCAAAAGCAAGAGGATGAAGAGAATCTTTCTGAAACAGAAAAGAAACGGCAACGTGACAGGTTGCTCATGACATTGCAACTCATGCAAGCAAATTTTGAGCTGAATCATGGTAATAATGACGAGGGCAGGCAGGATTAAAAGTCTTGTCTGCCCTTTATTTTTTTGATTAAAAGGAGGTGCTTTAATGGCCGATAATACCATAGATACCCTCAATATACAAATAGAGAGTAGCACAACTCAGGCGGTGCGGTCTATTAATAACCTTGTAAAAAAATTAGATACATTAAACACTGCCTTTGGAAATCTTGACATAAGCCGGTTAAATAATTTTTCCAATTCTTTAAAAAGTTTAGGTAGCGTGAATTTTAAAGCAAATGGATTGAATGCGGCTATAAACGCTATCAATCGTCTTGGAAAATCTGATTTCAGTCAGTTTGATACAGGGAAATTAGGCAAAATTCTTACTGAGATGCAGAAACTTGATGCTATTCCAGATGTTTCTCCGAGCGTTAGCCGGTTTACAACCGCTATAGCTAAACTTGCCGGTACAGGACAATATATCGGCAATGTATCAAAGGAACTTCCGAATCTTGCGACAGGTTTAAATAATGTGGCTGCTAAATTAAGCTCTATGAGCGAAGTATCAACATCCACCAATGCCTTTATTACTTCTCTTGGAAAATTAGCCAGTGCAGGAGATAAAACCGGAAAGACTGCAAGTCAATTATCAACTCTCGCGCAAGAGGTTTTGAAGTTTTTTGACGTAATGAAAAGCGTACCAGATATCAGTTCGAGCACAATAAGAATGACAGAAGCTCTTGCAGTATTAGCATCGTCTGGAAGCAAAGTAGGGCGTGCTACAAATAGCGTTTCGAATTCATTTAACACGCTTTCTTCGTTAGGTTCAAAAGCAAGTACTGTAATTAATGGGCTGACAAATGCTTTTCAAAAATTTGCTTCAAAAGCTATTTCTTTAGGCGGAAAAGCTGTATCTGCAATCGCAGGTATTGGAAATGCATCTTCTGAAGCTGGTGAAAAAATAAGAAGATTGTCAAACCCTATGAGTTCAGTAACTGATAAGTTGAGTGCTCTTTACGCCAAAGGTTTCCTCGTAAAAAGAGCATTAGATGTTCTGGCATCGCCAGTAGAATCCGCAATGAACTATGTAGAGACTCTGAACTATTTCAACTCTGCGTTCAATCAGGTGGCAGAAGGAATCAACACTAATGAATGGAAGAAAAGTGGTATAAAATCTGCTGAAGCATATGCAAATTCATTCCAAGAAAGAGCAAAACAGCTTTCACAGAAACTGACAGGATTCGAAATTTCAGATACTGGCGAACTGACTAGAACCAATACCGCCAGTCTTGGACTTGACCCAGAAAAGACAATGCAGTATCAGGCAACATTTGCGCAGATGGCATCATCTATGGGAGATACATCAGAGACTGCATTAAAGTTGTCTAATGTACTCACTATGATTGGCGCAGACCTTGCATCTGTAAGAAATATGAACTTTGAAGATGTATGGCAGGACATGGCATCTGGCTTGACCGGTATGAGCCGCGCTATGGATAAGTACGGCATCAATATCCGTAATGCCAACATGCAACAGGAACTATATAATCTTGGAATTAATACCAGCATATCGAATTTGTCTCAGGCAGATAAAACGATTCTAAGAACGATTATCTTGCTGAACAACTCTAAGTATGCGTGGGCTGATTTGTCAGAAACGATAAATAGGTCAGTAGCGTGATAAATGCGTAGCTACTGGCAAGTCGCTCATATCGAAACCGTCAAGTAGGATATGAGTTATTAGTGATGAAATAAGCTGGAAAGCCGTTTGCAACGGTAATCAGAGAGTGAAGGCTATGATTAAAAGTATAGTCAACCGCAACGCGTAGGAAGTGAAACTGTAGTTGAGATACTACAGAATATAATCTTCCCAAGAGGCATCACTATCGGACGGTACAGGTGCAGAGCCTGTGGTAAAAAGGTACGCTGGACATGCATTGTAATAATGCAGAAGTGAGGATAAAAAGCCTTACGATAACAAATCGAAATCAACCGGCAAATCAGATTCGTATGCTTCAATCTAACTTTGCATCCCTTGGTAGAACAATAGGTTCCTTATTCATTCCTATACTGCAAACAGTACTTCCATATATCAATGCAATAGTAATCGCAATACAAAGAATGTTCGCTTATATTGCAAAACTTCTTGGAATCAAACTGTCTAACTTTGTATCATCTACTGGCGGTATTTCTGTAGATACAAGTAACATTGCGGATGATATGGATAATGCCAGTGATTCTATTGATACTGCAAATAAGAATGCCAAAAAGCTCAAAAAAACATTGTCAGTTCTTTCATTTGATGAACTGAATCAGCTTAATGACAATTCTGATTCTGGTAGTACAAGTAATCCATCTTCTGGCTCTGGAAAAGGCGGTTTGGGGCATATCAAAGCACTTGATGCAGCTTTGAACGATGCTTTATCTGCATATCAAAAAGCATGGGACGAAGCATTCAAGAAAATGTCCAACAGGGCAAATGAAATGGCAGATGCCATTGTAAATGCCTTTAAGAGAAAAGACTGGAAAGGCCTTGGAAAAATCATGGCTGATGGCATCAACTGGGGAATGCAAAAGCTTTATGATTTCATTAACTGGAATAACGTAGGCCCGTACATCACTAAATTCACCAGTGCGTTCACCCAGACTTTCAACAGCCTTGTTGATAATATCAACTGGGATTTGATGGGACGTACCGTTGGAGCTGGTATGAATACTATTGTAAATACTGCAAACCAACTTCTGGAAGGAATCGACTGGAAGAACCTTGGTGCTAAATTTGCCAATGGTATCACTGGCCTTGTTCGTGAAGTGAATTGGGAAAACTTCGGCAATCTGCTTGGAAATTCCTTTATGCGTGGATGGGATATTTTCTCAGGCTTCGTAGAAAATCTCCAGTACGGAGAAATTGGAACAGCTGTCGCAGAAGGCTTGAACGGAATCTTTGAAAAGATTAATTTCGGTGAAATTGCTCATACACTTGCAACTGGATTGAATGGTGCTTTTGATACATTGGCTTCATTTACAGCAAGCTTTAATTGGGAAAATCTTGTTGATAACATTACAAATGGAATCACCACATTCATGCAAGAATTCAACTGGAAAGAGAATGGACAGAAGTTAGAAGAATTTATTAACAAATTACTCACGTCACTTATCGAGATTGCAAGGGGTGTCGATTGGGAAGCGTTTGGACACAATGTAGGCGTATTCCTCAGTGAAATTGACTGGGGAAAACATCTTGCACAGTTACTTACGGTTATCGGAGACGTTCTTGGTGGAATCTGGGAAGGACTTGGAACAACATCTGCCGGCACATTTGTTCAGGCAATGGCTGTTTTTGCTATTGGTAATAAGCTCATGCCATTAGTTGATACAATTACTAAGTTTTTTACAGGTGATACTGTATTTGGAAATCTTTCTAAAGCTGTACAAGGTATGCTGAGTCCCGCAATCACAGAAGCAGTCTCAACAACTATTCCGGCTCTTGGGACATCGTTAGGCTCACTTGTTGCAACTGGTGGTGGAATTGCTCTTGCAGTAGATGGTGCAGTATTACTTACCAAGAAATTAGCAGGACTTTTTGAGACCATGCAAGGTGGTAATGGAATGACTACACAGTATGGTGGTTATCTCCATGATTACGCAACGCAGCTTACCAATGTAGCAAATCTTACAAACGATCAATCGGAAGCGTTGTGGCAGTTGATTGAAAAGGACGAAGAGCTTGGAAAAACTCACGATGAAATGTACTCTGATATGGTTAGCAAACTTTCTGAGTATGGTGTTTCAGCAGAGCAAGCTAGAACAGCTCTTGAGCAATACGGAGCGCAAGCAGGTGTATCGGCTGAATTTGTTGAAGGCATGACCGATCAAATTTCTGCTCTTGGAGAAGGTGTATCTGAAGCTGCAAGTAAATTTGATACATCAAAAATAAGTGTCGATAATTTGAAGGCTACTCTGTACGCATTGAGTCTTTCTTCTACAGAATTCGGAAGTAATTATACGACGGCATGGAATGCAATAAGCGAAGTACCTTATAGCAACACAAAAGATGCATTAGACGCGGTCTACACTTCTCTCAAAAACGCAGGTGTTCCACTTGACGAACTTGATAAGAAGTTAAGAGAAGATTTTCCAGAAGCAACTGTAGCTACCAAAACAGCGGTTGAACAAAATATTGTAGGAGCGCAAAAGACCATTTCTGCATCTGTTGGACAGGCTTCGAAAGACACTAAAACAGCCACAAATGAAATGGCAAAAAATGCCACAGATGATTTCTCGGAAATCCAGAAACAGGCTGATACTTACATGAAAGGCATGGAAACTACAACTACTAGCTCATGGGGAAATTCTTCCAGAGAAGCGACATTAAAGGCAAGGGAGATGAAAAATGCCGTAAGTACAGAGCTTGGAAATATGGACAAATCTGTAACAAGCCATTTCAAGAGCCAGTACAACATTGCATATGGAAAATGGCAGAATATCGGAAGAGATATTTCTTCCTACATTTCAAAGGACATGAACAACAAAATTGGCAGTTCCTTGAATAGCGTTGTAGATACAATCAAGAGCAAGTTTACCGGGTTGTATAATGTCGGCAAAAATGCAATGCAAGAACTGTCAAATGGCATGAAATCTGTCCATATCAGTACACCGCATATGTGGATGAACATGAACGCTTCTACAAGTGGAAACCATTATTCCTATAACTGGGATTCTGGTGTAAATTGGTATGCAAAAGGTGGTTTGTTCAAAAATGCATCTGTCATTGGCGTTGGCGAAGCAGGACAGGAAGCCGTTCTTCCTTTGGAAAACCAGAAAGCCATGAAATCCATTGCCGACAGCATCATGTCCGGCTATGACGGCAACATGGGACTTACGAAAGATGAGATCATGGAAGCTGTCGAGCGTGGCGTAGTTACCGCTTTGATGAACAATGGTGGCTTTGGCGGTTCTTCGCCGGAGTACATCATGAACAGCATCAAAGTGAACGAGCGTGAACTGGCACGAATCGTCACAAAAGCGCAAAATAATACAGATTACCGTATGAATCCGTCACCTGTGTATTGATTTTACGGTATGGATGTGGTAATATGATAAATGCATAAACGTTAAGAAAAGAGCACACTAAAGATGAAACGAGGGAAAAACCTCACGATTCTTTGGTGTGCTCTTTTTTGTTTGGCAAAACCAACAGGCTAGACCGATCATCGAAAAGCGGAAATGCCTTGCCGCCTGCCTGTTGATTTACATACACTTCAAGGCATCTTATATACGAAAGGCAGGTATTTTTCTATGGCAAAATCTTTTAATTACCGTAAATATTACAAAGACTATTATGGGATTGATTTCGACAGTAACTATGTAATCCACCATATTGACTTTGACAGAAGCAACAATGATATTAATAATTTAATTCTATTACCTTCGAAGTTGCATAGTCGATATCACTTTTTATTAACTGGATTTAATCCTGATAAAAACAATAAAGGGATTGCAAGCCTTGATTTTAAAATCGTCTCAGAATGTGGGAGCATCCCTATGTTCGGAATAAACATGATGAAAAATTTGTGTGAAACAATGGCAGAAATTGATAAATGGGTAAGAATAAAATCCGATATGGATAGAGCAAAATACAACAAAGAAGTGTATGGTATTTAATATTTAGTTAAATTCAGTAGGCTAGGGTAGCTCCCGAAAATCTCACCTCCAAGAGATACGCCTACTGTTTTTATAAATTTGGAGGATTGAAAATGAATGGAGGTCATTTCATGGCAGTATTTAGAGTACACAAAACAAAGAATTATACAATGATGAGTAATCATCATTTAAGAGACAAGAATTTAAGTCTTAAAGCAAAAGGACTTTTGTCAGTGATGTTTTCTTTGCCGGATTCTTGGAATTATTCTATTCCGGGATTATGTGCAATCTTGAAAGAAAACGAAACAGCAGTAAAGTCAACTATAAAGGAATTAAAAACAACAGGATACCTTGTTGTGGATAAGAAAAAACCTTGCAAAGAAGAGGGACGATCTAAGTTTGAGTACATTTATAATATTTACGAAACTCCGCAGGATGTATCTGATAACAACAATAATCAAGAGTCTTTTTTTCAAGGTATAGAAAACCTACCCCTAGAAACTCCAGAGGTAGAACATCACCCCCATAATAAAAGAACTGATATATCAACTACTGATAAATCAATTACTGATACAGATAAAGACTGTACTTTATCAAGTACAGAGAAAAAGACTTTACCATCGTCTGGTAAAGGAGTAAAGACTTCTGCTCCTAATAATATAAATATACTAGGTATAAATAATATACCACCTAGAACGAAAGAGCAGAAGCAGGAACGGTACGCACATGCGAAAAATAATCGCTCTGTCGATTACAAAGACGAAGAACTACCGACAATCCTGTACAATGGATTTAATTCTCTGTACGGGGACAAAGAAGATATTTTGGAAGACCACGACATCTGCCTGACTATGGCATTGGTCAAACAGTTCTTTGAAAAATTCAAACAGTATCGGGGAGAACGACACCCGATGGTTTATGCCAATGATCTTGACCAGTTTCTGAGTATGATTCGAAATGCTGACTTGGATATGGTGAAAGACGGAATAGTCGAAGAGGACGAGGAACCGCAATATTATCTGGACATGATGGACGAATATTTCGGCTCTGACATTGGGAAAAACAACAATATGGACTGCGATTATCATATCTGGCTGTTCTTCACGGAGAAGACACAGAACATTTTGTATAACCGCGTGAAACAGAAACGGGAGGAATGAAAATATGCCAATAGACAGACCATTGTTTGAACCGGGGGACATAGTAAAACATTTCAAGAGAGAAACCGTCAGTAATTTGCGGAGCAATGATTACCTGTATAAGATTGTCGGCGAAGCAAAGCATACAGAGACAGACGAACCGCTGATAATTTACCGTGCTTTGTATGGAGAAAGAAAACTATATGCCAGACCACAAAAAATGTTTTACAGTTTGGTTGATAAAGAAAAATATCCAGATATTTCACAGAAATACAGATTTGAAAAATATGAAGGACAGATATTCATTGAATAAAACAACCTAAAATCTGTTTTAAATACAGAGGGCGATAATTTCCTCGTATAGATGCTTCAAATGGATTTTAGATAGAAAACGATACAGTAATTAATTAGAAAGCGAGAAAGAAATGAGCAGACTTGGAAAAGAAATGCCGGAAGAGTATTCAGACAGATTTGATGAACTGCGCCAGAACAGAGTTGAGACAAGTTATTATAAATATGGCACGGCAAAAGATAATTTCGGTGAGAAATTGGTAAACGCCATAGAATCTCATGATATGTGCGTCAAAAAATATCTTAAAACCGGAAACACGGAGTATCTTTGCGATGCTGCGAATTATCTGATGTTCGAATTTATGTATCCACAAATCGAAGGTGCTTATTTCAAAGCAACCGACAGTGGGGAAAGTGCCGGAGTAGCTGGAACACCAATTAATCAGTTAAAGGAGAAATGGTAGGATGAAAAAATCGGGCAATTCTTATGGGAAACACGGATTATGAATCATTTTGTAAAGAACAAATCCGTTTAATGCAAAGCAAAATATAACTTTTTCTTACTGAATCTCACCTTGTATATGTGATAAAATAAAGAATCATAAAGCGTCTATCAGAGCGATAGGCGCTATTTTTATGCGATTTTTAAGGAAGGTGACAAAATGTCAATTATATTTGTAAAACCAATGGGTGCTCCCGAAAACCAAAAACAGGGTTTTTCGCCTTCTGGATTTTCATGGGGGCTTCAAGACATATCAGCCGCAAAGTCTGGAAGATCTGATGATACAGACATGCATAAAAACAGAGTTGGACAAGCCCGAAAAATTGGTTTGTCTTGGAATGGAACGGATAAAGATGAAACAAGCCGCATATTAAAAGCATTTAATCCTGAATACGTGGATGTATATTACGAAGACGATATGGACAACAAGTGGGAATGGCGAACATTTTATGTTGGAGACAGAAGTGCGATGCGTAAATGGTGGTGGATTGGAAATAAAAGGCATGAAACGGTATCTTTTGATATTATCGAAAAGCATGGAAGGAAAGGCGCGTTTTGAGGAAATTATCTAACAGATGGAAAGAAAAAGTTAAGAACGGAATGGACGTGCAGTACCTCAAGTATGCAGATATCACACTTACAGACGGAACTGTACTCAATTTGACCAGCGCTAATTTGTGGCAAAACGGATTAAGCTTTGAAGATTCCGTGTCCGGGGATAGTAGCTTTGATATTGGTTCTGCAATCATTAATGTATTGAATCTTAGCATTAATAATTTTGACGGTGAGTACTCCGATTACGATTTTGAGGGAGCAGAAGTCATATGTTATGTTGGATTACAGATTGAAGATGAGGACACAAGTGAACTGTTAGATTCAGACGGAGAACAAATAATGGATTCAACCGGCGATACGATCATAGTTCATAAAAATGCGGTTATTGAAAAAACACGTATTTGCACAGTGACAGTTATTGAACAGCCGGAAGACGAAACGGTGACCATAGACCTTACGTGTGAAGATAATATGCGGAAGTTTGACCGGAACTATTCAGACAGCAAATTGAAATATCCGGCAACCAGAGGGCAGATTGTACGAGATGCCTGCGAAGTATGTGGAGTTACTTTGCAAACAACATCATTTGACAGAGATGATTACATTGTGCAGAATCGTCCAAATGACGAAGCTTTAACATTTCGCCAGGTTCTACAGTGGGTTGCGCAGATTGGCTGTCAGTGGATGAGATGTGATGAATATGGCAGATTGTGCGTCAATTGGTACGGTTTTGTCAATGAAGAAGAACTTACAGTTGATGAACTTGGAGTATTAAAAACACAGGACGGAAGCAACGTTAATCTTAACTTCTCGAACTCAGATGGTGCGTTGTCGGCTGACAATGGTACGCTTCTTGAAAATGATGGGATTCTGAGGCTTTTTGCAACTGACGAAAAAGGTAACATTTCTGAGATAAAAACCACTTATGGTTTTACTCCGCATCATACAGATGTAGTAATCACAGGCGTGAAAGTAACTGAATACAGCGAATCCTTTTCTGATAATCCGCAAACTTACATGACTGGTACAGAGGGATATGTACTTGGAATTTCTGGTAATAAATTAATTCGTGTTGGCGATGGCCAGACGATTGCTTCAATGATTGCCGAGAAATGCGTTGGCATGAGATTTAGACCATTTGAATCCGAGTGTCCTACAGATGTGGCTCTGGAAGCCGGAGATTCACTGATTATTGTGGATAGAAATGGAAAAATATACACATCGCTACTTACCACAACTACATTGAAACCGGGATCCGGTCAGAAGATAGCTTGTAATGCCAAAAGTGCTGCTAAAAATAGCAGCACCCGATATTCCCAGGCAACGCAGGCATTTGTTGCTGCAAAAAATATGGTTAAGCAGGAAAAAACCGAGAGAGAAAAAGCACTTGAAGAATTCGGAAAGCGAATAGATTCTGCGACCGGTGTATATACCACCGTTGAGACACAGGAGGATGGAAGCCAGATTTTCTATCTGCATGACAAACCTACACTTGCTGAATCCAAAGCGGTATGGAAAATGACTTCTGAGGCATGGGGAGTTTCTACAGATGGTGGTCAAACGTGGAATGGCGGTATGACTGTTGATGGCGATACGATTGTAAGAATCCTCACAGCCGTAGGATTAAATGCTGACTGGATTAACACAGGTGCGATTACCGTAAAGGATAAGAGTGGAAATATCATCTTCCAAGTTGATATGGATACCAAAAAAGTAATCATCAGCGGAGATCATGTACAGATTGGTGGAAAGACGGCTACAAAAGCTATATCTGATAGCTTGGCAGAGAGCAAAGCATATTCGGATGGTAAACTTGCGGATTATGCAAATACTGTAACCTATTCGCTTTCCGGCTTACAAGCACAGATAGATGGACAGATTGAGTCCTTCTTTTATGATTACGAACCGTCTTTGCAGAACAAACCGGCTTCTGAGTGGACAAGCACAGAAGAACGTAAAAAGCACGAAGGTGATCTTTTTTACTGGAAGAGCACTGGCTACGCGTATCGGTTTATGCAGGACGGTGCAACATGGAAATGGCAGATGATTCAAGACAACGACATTTCCAAAGCACTTGCACAAGCTGAGAAAGCGCAAGATACCGCAGACGGCAAGAGAAGGACGTTTGTTATACAGCCTTCGCCGCCGTATGATATCGGAGATTTATGGTCTCAAGACGGCGGAGATATCCTCACTTGTGTTGTAGCAAGAGCAAAAGGAAGTGTGTATGCGTCATCTGACTGGAAGAAACTGAATAAATATACCGATGATACCACAGCAAACAAAGCCCTTGAAGCAGCAGCTCTTGCCAAAAACATGACTTTGCAGCTATCAAACGAAATGCAGACGATTACGGCTGATGCAGATGGCAATATCGCAGTATTTCCACAGGTATCTACCAAAGCTACTGTAATGTATGGCTCATCGGATATTACAGACGATTGTAGTTATACAATCACAAAATCCGACAGTATCACAGGCTCTTGGGATGTAGATACACATACTTACACTGTCACAGGCTTGAGTGCAGACAATGGATGGATAGACATCAGAGCAACATATCTCAGCAATCTGTCAGTAACAAAAAGATTCACGATTTCTAAGCAGAAAAAGGGCGAAGATGGAAAAGATGGTGAACCTGGTAGAACATACATGGTTGAGCCATCATGTAACGTCTTGAAACGTGGCTCTGACAAGACAATTAGTCCAAACTTTATAACATTTAAAGCGTATTATCGTGACGGAAAGTCAGCTACTAGAGTGCCTTATAAAGGCAGATTCGTTGTTGAAGAGACTGCTGACGGAAACACTTGGAATACCATTTATACTAGTTCAACCGATGAGGATACCGTGACACACTATTTGTATTCTATTTTGACAAATGGATCTGGTCAGACAGTAGCAAGTTCTACTGGTTCAACTGTCGGTATTCCAAGAGATGTGACAAATGTTAGATGTAAATTATATGCATCCGGTGGTACTACGACATTGATGGATATGCAGAGCGTGGCGGTCGTTATTGATATAGACAATTTGACGCAGGAGCAAATAGTTAGCATTCTGACTAATGACGGGGCTTGGAAGGGATTATATTATAGCAATGGGCGTCTCTACGTCAGCCTTGATGCTCTTCTTGGTGGAACAGTTACCTTGGGCGGCAAAAAGAATGGGAACGGTTATCTGAAAATTAAAGATGCCAGCAATGCTGTTAAAGGATTAATTGATCGCTCTGGATATACTGTATTTACAAGCTACGAAGAAAATTCAAAATACATGAAATATACAGGTGTACAGTTTTCAAGCGATGGAATATTCCCTGTTGATATCAAGAAGTTCTTTGACGATGAAGTAGATATTGAAATTGAAAATAGTGAAAATTGGGGAATCAGTTGGAAGGATAACAGTCTAAACGTATATGCCACAGAGGTATCGGCTGATACCGGTACATTTGGAGATTTAACTGTTACTAATTCTGCATCTTTTGCAAAATCGCCAAAGATAGAAAACATGGAGTATACGACATCATCAAATACTGTTTGTTGGGATGGACGTACAGGATACAAACAGCTGATGCTGAAATCTTCATCCTCGAAACGCTATAAAGATATTGGAAACGATATTTCAGAGCAAGAAATTGAAGAATGGTACAATATCGAACCAACGTGGGCGAAATACAAAAAGGGATATCTAGTTAAAGGGGACGAGAATGAAGGAAGATATATCCCAATGTTTATTGCTGAGAATGTAGAAGTATTCTTTCCGGAAGCTACTCGGCATCAAAACGGACTTGTTGAGGACTGGAACGAACGTATCATGATACCTGCTATGTTTGCAATGATAAAAAGCCAGAAAGAACAGCTTGACCGACAGGAGAAACTAATTAATCAGCTCTATGAAAAGTTCAATATAGAAAAGGAGAATTAATATGGCAAAATTTAATGAATATCCCGTAAAAACAACACCAAAAGATGCAGATAAATTTATGCTTTACAGTGCGGAGGATGCGGCAAACAAGCTGATTGATTATGATAAGCTTGCTGATGCGGTACTCAATAAATTGACATCAAAGACCTTCGGACTGGATCAGGGAACGAAGACACTTCCAGCTGCTTTAAATGAATTAAATAGTAACTCGTTCCCATACAGAAACATTACTTCTCTTACTGATGAAAGAAACGTACAATTCCGATTCTCTGTCGTCGAAAATATTACTGTGGGTACTAAAACTATTCCGGTATATACTAAAGGAATTATAATGGCTTACACTGATGCTGTAATGATTGGAGTATTCGGTGCAGGCGATACTTCCGAATTGTATATTGGATACCGCAGTCAAAATACATGGATGATCAACTGCATAAAATAGTAACCGGTTAAAACCCTTTTATAAAGGTATGATCACCAATAGACTAGTTACTGTTCCTCTTGTTCCGGGACTTTATCTAGTTTCAACGTATCGTAGTGGAGGATACAAGATAAGTTCATTATCTATAGTTAATATTCAGATACAGGACGGTTCTTTTATCGAAACGCTTGTTAAAGGTGCGGATTACGACAACACCATTGAAATGAAATATACTGATAGCAACATTTCATTTCAATATAAGATTGACTTATCTGGTGGATGTACAATCGTTATATTCAAGTTGGCTTAAAGATTTATGAAATATAAAATAGTAACTCCTTTAGAATCTCAAATATTAATTCATCTTCACGCACAATAACGATTCATAGAGTTTCCAAAAATAAATCTCTTTTACATTGCACATTACTATATAGAATGAATTATGAAATGGAGGTACATAAATAGCCGGTGCAAGCATAAGCCCTACATCAGTGCAGACAGGGGCGAAATATGCGATTGCTGTTGATGTTCGGAATGTCCAGTATGTATTAGGCACAAGTGATGGATCAGCACTTGCCACTTCTGATGGTTCGATGCTGAGAGTGAAAGAATAGAGGTGATTATATGGCAGAATCATTAAAAACAATATTAATGTCGGCACTGGCTTCGAAAGCAACGCCGGCAGAAAGTGACACATTGATAGTTGGAGAAGGGAATGTATTAAAAAAAATATCGTTCTCACAATTATTTACATACCTGAAAGACAAGCTAGGCATTAATACATTAAACACGAAGATAACTTTTGTAAATCAAGTTTGTAAAGGTACTGGAGCAGGATATATCTATATTAATCCACCAGATACTAACAATGATTATTACTTAATAGGAGCTACTAATGCGGATTGGAACGCTTGTCCAGTTAGTATAGTTGCTGTAAGTAGGCAAAATTCTACTCATATAGTGCATTTTACGGGTAACATTGAAAAGGGTAAATCTGTTCGAATACTCAGTATGTGGACACAAGCTAAATATATAACTTTTAAATCATAATATAATTTATGCTCGTATAAACATTAAATCTGCTATATAATTACCTGCTGATACAAACCCATTACAAACAATATTATAGCCATTTGATGAAACGCCTACTGCGCAAATAAGAGCTTTGTTATCTCCCGAACCAATAACACCAATATTTTGATTATTTGTTGATACTTTTACTGGTAAGGTCAGAAGAACTGTCCCATTTTGTATACCAGAAGCAGTAAGTGAATTAAATCCAATATGGAGATATAAAAAGCTATCGTTATATATACAATATGTTTGTCCAGTTTGCAAATATCCGCCACCATTATATGTTTTTAATGTAACATTTTTATTATTTATCTTCGTGTTTAGCATCTGTACCTATGCTTTATAATTAAGGTACGGGAGGTGCTGATAATGGAGTCAAGGCAAATGATCATACAATCAGTAATGCAAGTATTAAAGAGCAAAGTGGATCAGGAGACACTGGATATAGTGCAAGATGCGCTTACGATCGAACTGAATCGTTATGAAGTCCAGGAACGAACAACGGAACTATCGGTGGTAGACAATAGTGCTGTAGGAATGTTACGCAGGTATATTGCTACCAAAAGAATCGAGGGCAAAGCAGAGTCTACACTGAAAAGATACTGGGAACAGAACCTGCAGTTAATACAATTTCTCGGCAAGGATCTGAACAAAATTACTACAGATGATTTAAGACTGTTCATGGCATGCCGACGGCAGCAGAATAAGGTAAGTAATAGAACTTTAGATGGGATGAGGAATAAAAAAGGCTCAGATCGAGCAGATTGTGAACCAGATAAGCGAGAGAGCAAATCTTGTAAGACAGCTGTATCCTCATCTTATCCGGCATACCACAGCCACAATGTCTCTTGAGCGTGGTATGGATGTTACGGAATTGCAAAAGATGTTAGGACATGAAAAATTAGACACGACTATGATTTATGCGAAGGTATCGCAAGAATCATTGAAATACAGTCACCACAGATACGTGGTGTGAAAGGAGAACATATGGAAATTAAAGGAATTGACGTATCATCGTGGCAAGGGAAACCGGATTGGGCAAAAGTATCGAATTCTGGAACTAAGTTTGCAATATTAAGAATCCATCAGAAATCTGGAATTGACGAATCATTCGAACACAACTACAAGGGCTGTAAATCCAATGGAATTCTTATTGGTGGATATAAGTACAGCTATGCTTTAACATCGGCACAAGCTATCGAGGAAGCTGAGAACGTAATTTCTGTTCTTGGTGGACGTGGACTTGACTTTCCAGTATTCTACGATCTGGAATGGGCACAGCAAAGAAGTCTCGGAAAACAGGCTATTGAGAATATTGCAGTAGCATTTCTGAACAGAATCAAGAAAGCCGGTTATAAGGTTGGAATTTATTGCAATCTTGATTGGTACAATAATGTCCTGTCAGATGCTCTGAAGCAGTATGACTGTTGGATTGCTCGTTATCCTGCCAACGACAATGGTTCTGTTCAAGAAAGATTACGTCCGACAGTCGGTGTAGGCTGGCAGTATTCCAGTAAAGGAAAAGTTCCAGGAATCAGCGGAAATGTTGATATGGATGTGTTCTACAAAGACTACAGAGATTCTAACCAGAAAGGAGAAACTAAAATGGTAAAAATCAGTAACTGCGGACATGATGAAAGAGGAAGATATGCAGGTGGGAAAGCAGGAGATCAGACTGGTACAGAATATCAGATCATGAACTGGTACAGTAGACCGTGGCTCTGTGTCCTAAGATTCAATGACGCTAAAATCGCAGCCATGATCGCAGACATGGCGACAAAAGCGGCACAGAACAATCTCATTGGGTACGATCAGGGTACTTCCAGAAACAGCAATGACCGGTATTCATTCTGGCAGCACTTAAAGGCAAGTAACTACGATCCAGCACAGATCACGGTAGCTTGCGAATCTGATTGCAGCGCAAGTACAGCAGCTATTGTCAAAGGGGCTGGGTATCGCTTAAATAATGCAAGGCTCAAAGCGGTCAGCATCTATCTGACGACACGGAACATGAGAGCTGCAATGAAGATTGCCGGTGCGAAAGTACTGACGGATAGAAAGTATCTGACATCCGGTGACTATCTAAAGGCAGGAGATATCCTCCTGAATGATAACCACCACGTGGCTATCGCTGTTACCACTGGCGCAAAAGCAAGTACGCTTTCAACGCCAACTATTCTGTCTAAAACTCCGAAGTGGGTGGGAAAGGTAACTGCAAATACACTTAATGTCCGCACATGGGCAGGAACAGAGTATGCACAGCTTAAAAGCTATCCTACACTTGCAAAAGGCAATTTAGTTGATGTATGCGATACCATTAAAGCCAAAGATGGAGCATCTTGGTACTATATCCGCATTGCCGGAAAGTATTTCGGATTTGTTTCCACGAAATATATTTGCAAAGTGTGATAAATGTGATATAATAAATATACCATAATTCAACTCCTCCCCAGAGTTTGGATATGAACTCAAAAAAGAGATGATCTGTTTCTATTCCTTGACAGATCATCTCTTTTATTTTATTTAATAATATATTCCCAATATTGATTTTTAATATCCGCATATCCGTTCTTACGAATCAGTACTTTATCACCAGAAAACATCGTAAAATCAGAATCCAGCTTTTGCACATAATCCATGTTTACAACAAATGACTTATGGCAACGCAAAAACCGTTTATCAAGGTAAGGCTCAACCGACTTTAAAGTTGCATACATACTGTGCATAATCCCGTTCGTGCAATGAACAAAAACTTGCTTATCCCGTGCTTCGAGGTACTCGATTTTGTTCAATGGAATCCTTATAATGCAATCTCTGTGTCTGATTGTGAGCATCTTGTGTTTCATATCACTCAAGGTATTGTCAATCATAGAAAACATTCTTCCGTGTTCATTTCCCTTGATGATATAATGCGTAAATTCAACATCCAACGCATCAAAAACAAAATCCTTGTGAGCTGTCCAGAAAGCAATTTTGCCCTTATATCCACACTCTCGGAGTTCTTTGGCAATATCCACGCCATTTTCGTTTTTAAGTATTACATCCAAGACAATCATATCAAACCATTTTCCGTCCTTAACATCATCTATCAAGGGTTCCCCACTGAAATAACCGTCTATCGTATAATTCCGGTCACCGTTTTGCTTCAAAAACGGTTCAATCCGATGCTTAAAATACTCAACCTGTAGTTCACAATCGTCACAAATAGCAATTTTCATAGTAATCACCTTCCGTTTATCGCTTGCACTTCAACTTTCATCAGATTATCCTCATCTAAGTAATCAATTATGGTAATATAGTAGCACCGAAACGAAAATGTGTAAATAGTTCAGCGAAATTTCGAAAAAATTCGACATATTAATTCGTTGGTACAGCCTGCCAGATTGCTCTGGGGAGGAACGTGATCGTGAATGCAGGTTTTACCATAAAAAGAGCCGGGGAGTAAAATCCTCGGCTCTTTGCTTTACGATATTTGTGCAATGAATTATTTCTGATATGAAATCAAGTCTGTAGTATATTCGTTAGCGAATTCTGCTAATGGGCGAATCGTTAATGCAAAATCTACGTTTGACACATCAGAAATTCCGTTCGCCGCAAGAAATTCATCTGTAGGAGTCAGAGTCATAAGAGTTTTGCAGCCATCTAACAAATACTCATTGTATACTTCATAACTATCTGACATTGTGAAATCATTATAAGTCTCAGAAGTTACGTCGTATGCGAAATATTGCCCAGTAGTGTTTGTGATACAAAATGTAAAACTGTTACCTGCCGAGGATATGAAATCGACACTAATACCATTTTGATTGTACAAATTCTGTGCACTGTCAAATACAGGAGAAGAAACTACGGTAGTTCCGGCTACGTCAGCGTGAATCTGACCGCTGTCAAAAGCCTTGAAGCTCTTTGCATTGTCGTAAGCCCACAAGAGAACGTCGAAGCTATCTACTTCGTTCATCTGGTAGTCTTTGAAGAAATCTTTATTTTCCCATGTATCTATCAGCTCCAAAGTAGAATTCGCTTTCTTTCCGGGTGCTACATCAGAGGAGTTTATGCCATACTGATCGCCGCCTGCCATAATACCGTTTATGGCATAAGCATAAGGAGCTATGCCTAAATTCAAATTAGAATTGTTTTCGATATACAGTCCTATAGTGCCTGTGGACGGGGAATCGGCTAATCCTTTTGTTTCAACATGAATGCCGTTCTCTTCGTATAACACAAAATCTTCCGCAAAAACATTGGATGGCATGGATACAAGTAAAATACTTGACAGCCCAATACTGGCTAAAAACTTTGCTTTCTTTCTCATAAAAAATTCCTCCTTAGTAAAATTTGCATATATTATACCGCAAGAATCGACAATAGCATAGTCAAAACCGAAATATTTTTCATATTTTTATCCATTAAAAATGCAGTTTTATCGTTTTGCCCGATTAATTTGCACAAAAAGTGGTATAACTAAGTACATAAATTATAGACTAAAGAGGTATATATTATGAGGAAGATTGAGAGATTGCTGATCGCAGCAGGAGTAATTCTCTTTGCCAACTACATAATCCACTTGCCAATGTGCGTGAAAGACTATGCCAATAAGGATTTTGGTATATACTCAACCCAAACTATGCACAAGCATTCAACGCTTACTATGAGCACGGTTTTGAAACCGGCGTCTAAATCTACGCTCAAATTCTACATTTCACCGCACAAATCAGATTTTATCTTTGACTACACAAATAATTTCTATGCGATCATAAATATTCCAGTCTATCTCTGGCAGTTTGCAAGGGCGAATATTAATCCATGTGTCCTGTTTTCATTGGACTTACGGAAAATATGATAAAAATAAATGTTCGAATGCATATTTTTCACTGTCCAGACATATACTGTAGTAAAGTTTCAATTGGGAGGGTTATTTATGGATTATAAGAAAGAGATTATTGAATTATTAGATAAGGTAAAATTAGAAAGTACTTTAAAAAGAGTATACAAGTTGCTGGTATACTTATATTTAAGAGAAGAGTAGCCTAAAATGCCGCATCTACAGTTAAAGCAGATGCGGCATAATAATTATTCTGTTTTTAAATCATCTGGCGATGCGGAGAAATAATATTCGAATTCGGAACTGTCATAATCGCTGCCTAACATTGAATTTATTTTGTCCGCAATAGATGTTCCTAATTCCTCTCCGAATTCAGCGTCTTCAACTTTTGTTCTTTTATATTCTGTAAAAATGTTTCCCCAGTCGTCTTGTGTGCCTGCATAGTAAATCTGGATGAGATCGCCGTCTTCTTTAGGATTTAAGTAAGATAAGGTTTTATCTGTTACGTTTATCATACTTTTAGGAAAAAATACTTTTTGAACATCACAGGAATTAAAAGCAGCATCATATATTTCAGTAATTCCTTCTTGAAAAATAACTGATTCAACATGAGAACTTCCAATTCCGATCTGGAAATCTGATAAATCTGTTGCGTAGTCTGTTCCGTCAATATTGTATGATGGAAGAATTTCTAAAATTTTGCACTTGCCATCATAACCGTGCAATTTCACAGAGTTTCCCTCTATATCATAATCAAAATCACCGATTACACCGTACTTTTCAGAATCATCCTTTTGAACTTCAACGCCAGTCACGCCACCTGCATAAGTTGGAGTAGAAACTCCTAAAATTGCAAAAGTACAAAATGCAATTAATAGCTTTTTCTTCATAGACATTTCCTCCTTGGTATTAGTTGATTTTATTATATCACTATAAATCAAAACAACAAAGCAGAATATAAAAAAGACCAGAGTTTTTTATTCTCTGGCCTTTCTTTTTTAATTGTTTTCCAATTCTGTTAGGATTTCTTGGAGTTGCTTCCAATGTTCATCACTGAGCTTTGCGAACTTTACAAGAATTTTCTTAGCAAAGTCATTATCCCCGGTCATTACCGAATCAACGATAGCCTGCGCATCACTATCGTCGCTTTGGAACATATCTCCGATTCCGTTTACGAGCCAGTCATAATTGACTTTGTAGCTGGCACATATTAGTTTGATGTTCTTTTCGGATAGATCACGTTGACCGTTTTCAATCATGGACAATGCCGCTTGTTTAATTGCGAGTGTCTCTGCGAAGTCTTTCTGATTCTTTCCTAATTGTTTACGAAGAATCGAAACTCTTTCATTTATTGTTTCCAATGCTTGTTCCTCCTTTCAATATTATAATATCACTAGAGTGATAAAAAGTCAACAAAAATGTAATATCATGCTTGACAAAATATTACTCAAGTGATATATTATAATCACACAAGTGATACAGAAAGGAGTGAGAGGAATGACAGGTGATAGACGAGAAGCGTTTAGAAAAATGGTAGAACGTTTTAATAATCTGCCAGAGAAAAAGCAAGATCAAATGCTCTGGTATGGAAAAGCAATCATTGATATAGAGGAAAGCGAATCCAGTAAAAAAGAACCTGCAACAGTAAAAAGTGATTAAGAAAGGAGTGATAAGCACGAACCAGTTAGTACATATTGGAAATTCAGACATTTCCATAAAAGAGTATAACGGTCAGCGAGTTGTAACGTTCAAAGATATTGACATGGTACACGGTAGACCAGACGGAACAGCAAGCAGAAATTTTAGAACCAACAGAGAGCGTTTCATAGAGGGTGAAGATTTCTTCCGAGTAAGCGCCGACGAAATTCGTCGCACCAAAATTTTTGACATTCCAGACAAGGCAACTTCTGATTACGCCCTTATGACAGAACAAGGATATCTGATGTTAGTAAAGTCTTTTACAGACAATTTAGCATGGGATGTTCAGAGACAGCTTGTGAATGGATATTTCAAAACCAGAGAAAAAGTAAAAAGGGCATTATCACCAGAACTTCAAATGTTGCAGGGACTACTTTCACAAATGGTAGAGAAAGAACTTGCTGATAAAGAAAGAGACCGGCAGATTTTGCTTGCCAAAGAAACAGCAGATAAAGCTGTTGCGACTACAGAGAATATCAAAGAAGCAGTTAAACCGGTGTTCGATAACTGGCGTTCAGAAATCAATTTGAAATTCAATCGCATACAAAAATGTGCAGGAGCAGAGTTCAGAATGCTGAGAACAGAAATGTATCAAGAATTGGAACGCAGAGCAGGATGTGATTTGAGTACTAGGCTGAGGAACAAACGCAACCGTATGCAAGAAAAAGGGTGTACGAAGACAACGATTAATGCACTCAATAAAATGGATATCATTGACGATGATAAAAAGTTGCGTGAGATTTTCTCAAAGATCGTAACTGAATACGAAATTAAATATTGTGCGTAGAAAGGAAGTGAACAATATGTCAGATTTTGACAAAGGCTACATCCTTGGAAAAGTAGAAAGCCTTTCTTCTGATAAGAAAGACGATGATTCTGATAAGAAAGAAAGTTCTTAACTGAAAGGAGGTAATCAAATGGATTTGTACGATGTAGCACTTTTGTTTTCGATTGCAGCAATTATTCTAAATATAATTACTTTTTTCCTAAATCGAAAGTAAGTCCTTGCTTTCTTTCGGTACTTGAAGTACACAGATTTTATTTCTTTTGTTTGTAATGATTTTTAACGTAATAAAATCGTTACTTAATTTAACATTGGCAGGAATATCAAACAGGACAATTTCAAATATCCCTTGCGATGGTTGTAAAGAGATTGGAAAATCCGCACTGAATATTCTTTCAGTGATGGGAATATCTGTTTCATTGTACTTTGGGTGATAACGTTCAGCAACCCATCTGTGAGTTAGAACACATGGATATGAAGTACGGCAATGACCTAAAAGCAAAGAAATTCTGGTAATGATTATGGCTGAAGATGAATTGTTCTGAAGAATTAAACCTAGTTTGATAGACTGTTCGTTTTCTACATTTAAAGTGCATAGTGTTTCCAATGAAACAGAAATATTTGTTCGTTTGTTCCAAAGCGAATGGATGAATTGAAATAGAGAAAGAACAAATCCTGCGATTGCAATAACGGTTGTAAGCAAAGACTTATTTTCTGTAACAAATTTAACAATGGTACTCAACATAATTAAAACCTCCATTTTTTTAATTAGAGTATACCACAGAAAGGAATGATATGGTGGAAGAAACAAGTGCATTACTCAAACAGATTTTAGAAGAGCTTAAAGCTATTCGGAAAGAAGTTGCCCCTACGAGAACAAAAAAAGTAACGCACACGGTAAATATTGACGGGAAGACAATTGCCGAATGCGTTACCGATGGAATTCAAAACGCTTTATACGGGAAACGAGCGTTTAATCCGAAAGATTCTGAATAGCAAAATCATATGCACGTTTTAAATATTGAATTTCGTCATTTGACATAGAAGTATTTCCAGCCAATGGAGCTTCTCTTCTGTCAAGAACGTATTCATTTAATTTAGACTTTGCATAAGTAATTGCTAAATCATGAACTATTTGTTCTTTATCCATAATACACACCTCCCTTCGAGGGAGATTATACCACAGAAAGGAAGTCAGTATGAAAAAAGAAGAAATAAATGAGTTTATGAATATGACATTACAAGAGAAAAAAGACAAAATTATTGAAATAATTCGCGAGATTCCAGAAGATTCTCCGATTCACAAGGAACTGTACGAAACACTGAAAAGAGAAATGGAGGGAAAATAGAATGATCAAATGTGAAGGCGGGAAAGTTGAATTAGAAGAAGATGCAAATAAGTTGCTTTCTGAATTAACCGCGATATGCAGGGGACTAAGAGTTTTCCTTGTGAAAGAAGGATATTCCAAGGAAAAAGCCGATGAACTTGTTTCTGAATCAGCTCAGATGGGGTTGTGGACAGACGAAAAAATACAAGAAGAACTTGACAGATTAAGGACAGAAACGCTTAGAACGTTTGCGGAATTAATATTGGGGAGAAAGATTTTTGAAGGAGGAAAAGAGAATGATTAAAAGTAAAGATGGAGCAGTTGAGGTAAAGGGAAGTACAACAGTTTTAATGACTGATTTGTCAATGATTATTAAATTGTTGAGAGAGACTTTTGAGGAAGAAGATATTCCAAAGGAAACAGGAGATAAACTTATCAGAAAGGCTGTAGACGTTGGGTTCTGGACGGAAGATAAGCTTGACAAGGAACTTTCCAATATGCGAGCGGAAGTACTTGGAAAACTTATGTGATTAGCATTGTCGTCAATCTGGGGAGGGGCAAAGGATGAATAAAAACACTTACGAAGCAGAAACTCTCGAAGAAGAATTTGCTTTACTAGCCGGCAGGCTTACAGCTTTGGAAGCGGTTTTAAATGCTAATGATAGCACATTCATTGATAAAAAGTATGTAGCTGCGATCATGGGGATTAAATATTTCGAAGGGGATTCCGATAAGAAAGAAGAGTGAAACGCCCCGGAGGTGACGCAACACCTACCGGAGCACGTATCTAACTTAATTAGGGTAAGTTAAATACAGGATAAGTATAGCACACCTTCCTGTATTTGAAAAGAAAATTTATACCAGGAGGGCATTTTTTATGTCTAAAATCACAAAACACACCGAAAACGTAACTAAAAACCAGAGTCTTGCAAGCGAAATCATCGCAGATCAGGTGGCAAAAACAAAACGTCTGGAAGTCGCAGTTGTAGCACTATCAGTAGCTTTACTTGCAGCAGCAGCAACTAAAAGAAAGAAGTGAGGGATATGAGGAAAAGAATGTATTTTATCGGAGTGATGGCACAGGTGGGAACATTTTCCACGATTGCATTATTGCTCTGGTGGATGACGAAAATGGATGTACTTGAGTTGCTCTGCATAAGTGCAATGGCATCTTCAATGGTATCCCTTCCTATTTTAATGCAGATAGAAAGGTGGGTAAACGGAATTGAATAAGCTTTTGGAAAACAATCAGACAACACTGGTTGGAGAAATTAAAACAGAATTTGAATTTAGCCATGAAGTATATGGTGAAAAATTTTACCGATTCGAACTTAGCGTAGAACGATTTAGCGGAACGAAAGATGTTCTTCCGGTTGTAGTTTCTGAGAGACTCATTGATGTGAAGCAGAACTATACAGGAGAAATGATGGAAATTCAAGGGCAGTTCAGATCGTTCAATAAGCACGAAGAAAATCACAGTAGATTACTTCTTTTTGTGTTCGCAAGAGAAGCAAAATTCATGGACAAAGACGCACTTCCAGTTAATCAGATTCTTCTGGATGGTTTTACTTGCAAGAAACCAGTATACAGAACAACGCCTAATGGAAGAGAGATTGCAGATGTACTTCTGGCGGTAAATAGATCATACGGCATATCTGATTACATACCATGCATCTGCTGGGGCAGAAATGCAAGATACATGGGAACCTGCGGAACTGGCACACATATTATTTTACAGGGAAGAATCCAGAGCAGAGAGTACAACAAAAAAGTCGGAAATCAGGTCGAGAAGAAAACAGCCTATGAAGTGTCGGCTTATTGGGTGGAGGATAAAACAGTATGAAAACAGTAGAATTGAAACAGCTTAACATTGAAAACTACAAGAAGTTTGAGTCTGCGGAGTATCAGTTTGCACCACGAACGATGGTGTCCGGTAGGAACCGTCAGGGTAAAACAACGTTGATGGACGCATATTTTGATACACTGACCGGAAAGCTTGCAGACGGTACATCTCCGAATAATGTCAGAAGAAAAGAAGACGGAGAAGAAGTTGAGGGTGTCGTATCAAGAGAACTCACACTTCTGATTGATGGAGAGGAAACCGTGATCCGTAAGGAAACGAAGAAAGGTAAATCTTCCAGTACCACAAAATATCAGGTTGATGGGTTTGATTACAACCAGACGAAGTATAAGGAATTTTTAAAAGGAATATCAGACTCAGAAACCATTATGATGTGTAGTAATGCCAGAGTATTCCTTAATGAACTTCGAAAATCAACAGCAAGTGCCAGAGTAATGCTTGAAAAGATGGCAGGGTTCAATGCGGATAAAGTATTACAGGACAATCCAGAAGTTTCGGAAATCATCAAGAATCATTCTGTCGAGGAAGTTGTGAAAAAACTCAATAGAGACAAAAAAGACTTCCAGAAGAAAATTGATGCCAAAAAGGTTGAAATTGATACCGTAAAGAAACAGGGAACACCAGATTTTACCATTCTTGAAGAAAAGAAGAATGCCGTGCTGGATAAACTGAATGGTCTTCTTGAAAAAGAAAAGCTGCTAAATGAAACCAATAAAACATATGACGAGCTCTGCTACGAGATTACAGGTCTCAAGAAATCCAGAGATGCGATCATTTCAAATGCAGCAGAAGCATTACAGGAAGAAAAGAGAAAAATCGTTTCCTTATTAAATGACAGGCGATTCAAGCAGAAACATGAAGAAGAAAATCTCCGAATTCTGGGAAATTTCCTTGCGACCGCTGAGAAACCAGAACGAATTCAGCAGAGAATTACGGTTTTGCAGGAGAAATATAAACAGACGTATGCGTCCACATTTGATGAAACAGCTTTAAATGCCATACAGAATGAAAAATTTGATCCTGAATCAGCTATTTGCCCGACCTGCGGACAGGCACTTCCGGAGGAACAGGTTGAACGTCTTAAAACTGAATTTGAACAGAAGAAACAGGAAAGAATCCATGCAGAGTTTGCGAAAAAAGAGCAGTTTAAAGCAGACAAACAGCAGAAACTTAAAGACATTACAGAAGAAGGCAATTCCGAAGTAGCCAGAAGAAAAGAAGTTGAGGAAAAGCGCAAAGACATCGAATCGCAGATTGAGCAGACAAAGAAAAATATTTCCACTCTGGCATCTGAGATTGCGCAGAAAAATCAGGAATTAGAGAAGCTTCCGGCAGAGCCAGATATGTCTGGAAATGAAGAGTATCAGGCAGTTGTAGCAGAAATCCAGAAGAAACAGGAACAGCTTGACGGACTGACTAATAATTCTGAGGAAAATGCAGCAGTTCAGGCAGAAAGAATGTCTGCTGAAAAGGAACTTACAGGAATCGAAATAAAAATTGAGATGGCAAAACAGGCAGTTCAGAAACAGACAGAAACACTTGAACAGCTGAACACAGAACAGAAAGAGTTAGGTCAGGAAGATTCCGATATTCAGCAGAAACTTGACATGTTGAAAGAATTTTCCATCAAAAAAAATCAGGCACTGGCAGAAGCTATCAATCCACTTTTCAAGCATTTTCAGTTTCAGTTTTTGGACTATACGCAGGACGGTGAGCCGGTGGAAGTTTGCAAGATGATTTGTGACGGAATCGGATATTTTGATGGATTGAATCACTCTGATCAGATTCTATGCAATATTGACCTCGTGACTGGATTGCAGGAGCTGAACGGACTGAATCTTCCAATTTGGGTTGATGATGTTGAAAGTGTGAATGCTGACAGAATACCAGATACAGGCAGGCAGATGATTCTCCTTAAAGTTTCTGACAATGAATTAAAAGTGGAGGGGATTTGATATGGCAACAACTACATACAACATCCCAGAAGCAATAAAAGCACAGGATTGGTATTGTAAAACAAAGATATTGCCACGTTTTGCACCGGGCAATGGTATCTGTTGGTCTTGCCACCAGAATATCTATTCCGAGAAAGGACGGACACGTACCGGATATGACACACAGGGCATCTCAGTAGAAAGTGCAGCAGGGCAGTTGATTACGAGTTGCCCGTTCTGTAGTAGAAGTTATTGTGATTAAAACGCAATAGGATTAGCATAGTCAGCTTTGCAACGGCAAAGTGATGCAATGACAGGCAATGCAATGGATATGCATAGAGCAGATATGAAATGCCACGGCATAAAAGCACACTGCTGAGAATCGCAAAGGAGAAGCGTAGAAACGCACAGAAAAGCCAAGGCGGGGTTGCGCGTCGCAAGGTTTGGAACGGCAAAGGAATAGCGTAGAATTGAATAGCAGCGGAGGAACATGGCTTTGACAAGCAAAGCATTAAGCAAAATATAAAAATCGGAGGAATATAAAATGAAAGAATTAAAAGTCAGATTAACATTTTTAGAGGAAGTTCTGGGAACCGCAAATGCAGAAAAAGATATTCACGAGAAATTCATTGCATCAAAAGCACCAGATGCACCTTCCAGAGAACAGGAAGTTGAAGCTTTAGGAATTGAAGAAGTTGTCGAAAAAGGTCGAACAGTATTTCCGAAAGATGATAACGGCAATCCGTTCCTTTGGGACTACCAGATCAGAGGATTCTTTAAGTCAGCTGCACAGGCCAGTTCCTATATCGGTGGAGCAAAGAAACTTGCAGCTTATAAGAAAAAAATTGACTTACTGGTATTTGTAAACGAACGCAAAATTCCGTTTGTTCTTCCAGAAGGTACAGAACTTTCTGATTGTCAGAGACCACTGAGAGCGCAGACAGCACAGGGCGAAAGAATTTCTTTGGCAGACAGCGAAACTGTGCCGGCAGGATCAACAGTGGAATTTACAGTCAAGGTACTTGATGATTCACTTATGAAGTATGTAATTGACTGGCTTGATTATGGAGAGTTTAACGGCATTGGTCAGTGGCGGAACTCAGGTAAAGGCCGTTTCAAATGGACTGAAATCACAAAATAAGCTACGGCATGGCTGAATGTAGTTATGATAGGCAAAGCAAGGGCATAGAGCAGTAGAGATTGGACAAGCTAAGGCGTAGATTGGATATGTGACACATTGAGTTGTAACGGAACGGCATTGATTGGCGCAGAGGAGCTTTGCATAGGCAAAGTAAAGAGAGGTTCCGCATAGCGAGGTAGTGGAAAAGCGCAGCAGAGCAATGTGTTGTAAAGAAATGTAACGCATTGGCGAAGTAGGTCAGGGCAAAGATACGTATAGGCGAAGCACGGAATAGAAAAGTAAAGTATAGCAATGGTGCTGAGTAGAGAAGATGAGCAAAGGATAGGCAGAGCGTAGCTCGGTTATGATTTGCTTTGGCGAAGTGCAGAACTGAACAGAAATGCAAACAAAAAATGAGTTAATTAATATAAGAAAAGGAGAATTAAAATGGCAGAAAACACACAGGTAGCAAATTTTAACACACAGCTTTCCTACTACACAAATCGTTATGTCGATTTAATGGAAAGAGATTTAACTTCAAGAGGAATGGAGTTTGATTCCTATTCAAAAGATTGTGTAGTAGCGGCAATGGGATCTATTTTCCAGATGGTGCATGAGAGTGGAGTAAGTTTTGAAGCAATCAACGGCTCTAATCTTAAATTTATCCTGAGTAAAGTCGCAGCGTTGAAACTGAATGCAAACGCACAGCCAAGAGAATGTTATTTCCAGATTAGAAATGTAAATGTAGCGGCGAAAGGGCAGAAACCTCAGTGGGAGAAGAAAGTTGAATTTGCGATTGAGGGCGATGGAAATGACGCTCTTGTAAGTAGATATGGTGTCAATGTAGCTAAAGTATTTCCATATTGGAAAGTCAGAGAGGGCGACAAATATACGCCGCCAAGACATAGAGGTGTGGAGATTACACCGCCGGAATGGGAAGAATCCGGAATTGGAAAAGTGGTTCGCGTCGTATATCCGATTCAGTACAAGGACGGACATATTGAATATCTTTCTTGCGAAAGAGCAGATGTACTGAAGAATCTTGCGGCACATATCAAGAACAATATCCAGAATGAAACCTTTGGGATTTGTGCAGACAGATACAAAGCTACAGATGCACAGAAATCCCAGATTGAAGCTAAGAAAAAAGAAGTTATGAAAAAGGTTGCTGATATTGGGGAACTGGAAGCAATTATTGATTGTGAGGAATTAAGACCATACATTTCCCCGTCATACTACGAAACACAGTCGAGAGAATCTATGATTGTTCGTAAAATGCGTAACAACATTATGAAGTCCATTCCTAAGAAATGGGATAATCCGGTGCAGGCTTATGAATATAACACGATGGATGCTACATACAGAGAAGTGCAGGAAGAAATCGAACAGAATGCCAATAAAGAGGAATTCATTCCAGAACCAATGGCAATTGAAGAACAGCCTAAACAGCCAACAGTCGCAGAAGTCGTAAAGACTGCCGAGAAAGAACCAGTTCCGGCAGCAGGTAAAGAACCAGAAATTCCGGATTTTATGAAACAGGAGGAATAACGAGGTGATAGCATGATCGGGACGTTAGAAGAAGTCATGAAGGATATGAAATATGGCGTACTTGATTTCACAAAGGACGGTAAATGCAGTGGTTGTGGACAATGTTGTAGCAACTACTTGCCAATATCCAGTAAAGAAATTAAAGAAATCAAACGTTACGTAAAGAAGCATCATATCACTGAGCAGAAACATAATTATCCTTCGGTTGTAGCTTTTGACCTTACTTGCCCGTTCCTGGATGATTCCAAAGAAAAAGAAAAATGTCTCATTTATCCAGTGAGACCTGAGATATGCAGAGATTTTGTCTGCAACAATCCGAACGGGGCAATCAAAAACAAGAAACTTATACATAAGAAGTACGCAGCAGTAGATATGCGAGAAATATTTTTTGGAGGCAACGGGAATGAACAATAAAGAAATTTTACAGAAAGCAAAGGAACTGGTTGAACTTCTGGAAAAGCAGGAAGAAACCGGAAAGGTTGAGTTGTCAACGCTGAAACGAGGAGAAGTATTTCAGACCACTGGAAAGCGTAAATACAAGGTTCTGGAACAGTATGGAGATACAACAAAAATTATTTCGCTTGATCTGGTGAAAGAAAATGTAGAGTTTGGTGATACCTCAGATTACAAAACATCAAACGTAAAGAAACTGTGTGACACTAAAATTCTGAAAGACTTCGAAGAAGAATTCGGGGCAGAAAATGTCGAAACACACACAGCAGATATTATCACTGCGGATGGGCAGAAATTTGGGACTGTTGATTGTAAAATCCGTCCAATTACATTTGATGAAGCACGAGAATACACAGATATTACACCGAACAATGATCTGAACGACTGGTATTGGACATTATCGCCATGGTCAACGGAAGAACGTGGATGGAAAAAAAGTATTACCGTTGTTTCCCCTTCGGGCCATTTCAACTACGACTATTACAGCTTCGGAAATGGTGTTCGCCCAGTTTGTATCTTAAAATCTAATATCTTTGTATCTAAGGTGGAGGAATGATTATGAAGAAAAATCTGAAATATTTTGAGGATGAATTATCCAGATTAAGTAAAGAGTTCGCAGAATTCAAGAAAAAGCACATCGGAAAGCCGGAAATCGGAAAAGCTATTGAACTTGCTGGTATGGAATGGCTGATTCTGGATAAGACAGAAAAAGGATATTTTGCCATTTTGAATGGATTTGATGGAAAAGAAAGAACATTTGATTCAGCTTCAAATAACTGGATTTCAAGTAAACTGAGAAATGAGTTAAACACTCGTTTTCTTAAAAAAATTACGGACGAGCTTGGAGAAGATGCAGTTATTGAGTTTGATCGAGATTTACTTTCTATGGACGGTCAGACAGAATATGCACATTGTAAAGATAAGATTTCGATTTTGACGGTGGATGAATACCGAAAATACAGAAAAATCCTTCCAAATATGGATAAATGGTGGTGGCTGCTTACTCCATGGAGTACACCAGCAAATGATTACAGTACAACAATTGCCATTGTTTCCCCTTTGGGCAGTATCGACAGCAGCGTTTGCGTCTACGAAAATGGTGTTCGCCCAGTTTGCATCTTTTCTTCTTCAATCTTTGAATCAGGAAATGATGATTGATGGCGAATGAAGATTTAAAGGTAATAGCAAAATCCAAGCAACTTGCAAAGCATACATTAATAGTTACGAGTAATGCCAGACGATACCCGAAGAAATACAGGTTTTCACTTGTAGATAAAATGCAAAATAAAGCATTGGAAATTTATGAGTCACTATTTGAAGCCAACCGAACTGATCTGAAAGATTATAAAAGAGAACGATTAGAACTTCAAACAAAAGCCATTACTCATTGTGATGAGTTGATGTACTTTATAGAACTTTCATATGAATTAGGAATTATCAATTCCGGTGGAATGGAAGCATGGTCGCAAATGGTAAAAGATATAAAGTATATGACTATTTCATGGAGAACAAAAGACAGGAAAAGATAATTTTCACAGGTTATGCACTGCGAATACTATTGTTTCCCCTTCGGGCAATATCAACAACAACAATTACAACAACGAAAATGGTGTTCGCCCAACCTGCATCACAGGCAGACAGAGTAAGCGTAAAGCTGAAATCAGTAAAGATACAAGCAAATGCATAACCTTTCCGCAACGGATAAATACAAAGGAACAAAATAAATGGAAAAAGAAATTGTTACAAATTTTGAAAATTTATATCGTTCTTACAAGAAGGTTAAGAGCGGTAAGAAATTTAATTCAGGTACTGCAAGATTTTCTAATTTGTCTCTTGAAGGCATTCATCTCTTGAAGGAACAATTGGAAAGCCAAACGTATACCATAAATCCGTATAATAAATTTCAAATTCATGAGCCAAAAGAGCGCACGATAGAATCATGTGCATTTAAGGACAAAGTAGTGCAGAGATGCTTTTCTGATTACATTCTGACACCGAAACTTGAAAATATCCTGATTAAATGGAACACTGCCGGACAGCAAGGAAAAGGACAACACATGGCAATGGACGGGTTAAGAAATCAAATGTTGGATTTCTATAAAAGAAATGGAATGAATAGTTGGATTGTAAAATGTGATATTCACAAATACTTTTATTGCATAGACCATGAAATCATGAAAGATGTTTTGGATTATTACTTTGATGATGATTTTACAGTCTGGTTGAACCATTTGTTTATTGACAGTACAGGTAATCCCGGGCTTCCATTAGGAAATCAGGTAAATCAAAAGTACGCATTGTTGCTTTTACATTCACTGGATCAGATGATAACGATTGAATTTGGAAATCCATATTACGGACGATACAACGATGATTTTTATGTGATTTGTAAAACGAAAGAAGATGCCAGAGAAATTCTTGAGGCAATCCAAAAGATGGTTGAAAGCCTTAGATTGGAACTAAACCCTAAATCACAAATTGTACCGTTTCGCATGGGCTTGTGTTATCTGGGCTTTCATCATTACGTGACTGATAAAGGAAAATATATCCGAAAGTTGCGCGGGGACAAAAAAGAAAGACACAAAGAAAAATCCGAAGATGGGTACGGGCAGTGAATGACGGGAAGATGTCGATAGAAAAATTCCATGAAAAATACGGAGCATGCCAAAATCATATGCTTCATGGAAATTGTATCAAATTATGCCATAGTATGGATTCGGAAATTAAAAGGAGGATAAAATGAGATTAATTAGTCAGAATGGAGAAATTGACGTTCCTTATGAAATCACTTCATTAAGTAGAACCGGAAATATCATAAGAGCATACGTGCCGATGGTAGGTGAAAAGGGAACAGTTATGGCTCGTTATTTGACAAAAGAAAAAGCAAAAAAAGCTATGAAAGCGTTGCATAAAGTGTATGCAGGAATGTTTCTTGCGCAAAACGTTGAAATGAGCGATGACGATTACGAGGAATGCATAAAAATGGCTGCAAGAGGTTTTGGAATCATCAAAATAATGGTTAACAGCCCAGATATGAAATTCGAACCGGCAAACATTGTGTTTAGATTCCCGGAGGATGATGAAGTATGAAGAGAGTAGACAGTAAAAAGGACTGGGAACAGATAATAACCATTGAACTTACGTTGAGGGAACTCAAATTAATACGAGACAGCATGTGCAAAGTAAGTTATGCGGAGTTAGAGAGTCTAAATAGAGGGAAGGACATACCATATGCCTATTCCGATTTAGAGAAAACCATAGATGAAGTTGAAAATATCTTAGAAGCATAAATGCAATGTACAGAAAGCGAGGTGATGTCATTTGTTCATGCGAGTAATTTCAACAGGTAGTACCAAAGGAAATTGTTACGCTTTGCAGTCAAGTGCAGACGAGATTGTTCTTCTTGACTGCGGGTGCAACTACAAGAAAATCCTCAGAGGGATTGACTATTGGATAAGCAATATTGATGCAGTACTTCTTTCTCATGAACACGGGTGACCATACAAAGTCATTCAAGGAAATAATGAATGCAGGCATTCAGATTTACACCAATGACGAGACAGTTGAGAACATGAACATCCGAACAGGCGAATTAATGAAAGGTGTTCCAGAAAGGCATCCATTTAGAGTTGGTTCGTTTAACGTGATTCCATTTGAATTGCCGCATACAACATACGATAAGGAAGCAAATCAGCTTGTACCTTGCTCGAACTACGGATATCTGGTGGAGCACAATGAAATGGGGAAGCTTCTGTATATTACTGATTTTGAGTACAGTAAATATAATTTCCAGAAAATGAACATACATCATCTGGTAATTGAATGCAACTACTGTGAAGAATTGGTGGACAAAACAGAAGCTAACTACAGTCATAGATTAAAAGGACATTGCTCTTTGTCAACTTGCAAGCAATTCATTAAGCAAAATCGCACAGAATCGCTTCGGACGGTAACACTGGTACATTTAAGTGGTCAGGCATCTGATGCCTGTAAAATACAGAAAGAAATACAGGAAGTCGCAGGAGACAATGTTCTGGTTCAGATTGGGCGGGCTGGACTGGAAGTTGACTTGAATTTATGCCCGTTTTGAAAGGAGAAAATCATGGAAATGACTGATTGCGACAAATGCAAATACCGTAGAGGTTGCATACTGGCATGGGACTATGGTTCGCTTTATTGTAATGATTATGAGGAGGATGAGAATGAAAATCTTTTTGAAAGTGATTGATAAGCTTAAAAAACAGACACAGTACGGGGAAATAGCAGAGCCATATTTGAATTGCAAGTACAATAAAGGTTGGAATGATGCACTAGAAAAAGTTGAAGAACTGATTGCTTCTTACAACTTGAGTGAAAACTGGATTCCGGTAGATATGAAACTCCCGCCAGAACCAAAACCTAATCATATATTTAAAGGAGACATATATTTGATTACTGTCAAAAAAGGAACAATACCTTTCAGAGCAATGTGGAATGGTGAATATTTTACAGACGGTTTCGAAAAGTTAGAAGTAATTGCGTGGATGCCGTTGCCTGAACCGTATAAGGAGAAAAAACATGAATAAAGTAATTTTGATCGGACGGTTGATTAAAGATCCAGATGTCCGAATGGGAACGAACAACACAACAATTGCCAGATACACACTTGCAGTTGAGAGACAGTATCGCAAAAACAATGAACGCACATCAGACTTCATAAATTGTGTTGCGCTTGGAAAAAATGGTGAGTTTACCGAAAAGTACTTGCATAAAGGCATGAAAATTGCGATTGTCGGCTCATGGCAGACTGGAAATTACACTGACAAGGACGGAAAGAAAGTCTACACAAATGATTGCCTTGTGGAAACACATGAGTTTGCAGAAAGCAAGAAGAACCAGCCAGAAGAACAGTCGCAGCCACCAGTTCCAAGTCCAGAACAGGACACAAGTGGATTCATGGATATGCCGTCAATTATGGATGACGAACTTCCGTTTAATTAAGGAGTGATGCCTAGTGGATTATAAAAAATTTCGTCAGGCCAAGGCTATCGAAGTGAGTAACAAGAAAAGGCTTTTAAAAGTTAATCCGGATTTAGATAACAAAAGCGGTATTTATTTCTTAACCAGAGTAGATGAAAACGGAATCCCATTCTTTTATATCGGGCAAGCAGTACATATAATTCAGAGGATGTGTTCACATCTCACTGGATATCAGCACATTGACTTGTCCATAAAGAAAAGAGGATTCTACAGTGAAGATAATCCTTTTGGATGGAAAATTAATTTCATTCATTATCCGGTAGAACAGCTTGATAAAATGGAGCAGTTCTGGATTCTGGAATATACAAAGAAAGGTTATCAATGCAGATACAACAAGACATCTGGAAGCCAAGGCGAGGGGAAAGAAAAGATTAATGAATTCAAACCAGCTAAAGGCTATAGAGATGGAATCAAGCAAGGAAAAACAACCCTTGCAAGAGAATTAAAGCATATCATTGATACTCACTTAGAAGTATCAATCAAACCGGAGAAATCAAACAACAAGGTGTCTATAAAGGCACTTGAGAAATTCAATAATCTTCTTGATGAAGAATCTTACAAATGATAAAGCTGCCGGTTCTGGCAGACAAAATCCCAAATAATTACAACTAAATATGCGCACGCCCTCTGGGTTTGGACTGATTCATGCAACTTCCTTGGCATATGAGCGCGATCTGAACCCAGAGGTTAAAAGAAATGAGGTAACTATGGTAAGTAAATATAACGCCGAAAGAAAGTATCTCGAGGGACAAGAGAACAGAAAAGAAATTTATCTGTTTCTTATCAGATATTTTACAAAATATGGATACGCGCCGTCATTTAAAGAAATTGCCGAAAGCCTTGGCATATCAAAAGCAACTGTACAACGACATATGAGACAACTTGAACTTGATGGATTGATTGCTACTGCGCATCCGAATACTCCGCGAGCGTTCCGCCTTGTTGGATATGAATATCAAAAGGTGGCAGAAGTATGAGAATATACAGTGTTTTCGAGAATGAACAATGGATTGGCGATATGACCGCTGATGATATTTCACAAATGCTGAAATGCTCCAGACAAGAAGTTTTGAATGCGGTTTCATCCGCAAGACTGATTAATGAAAAATACGCAGTTGTCTATGATGGTGATAACACCGTGACCGGAACCACACCATTAGACAGGAAACTTCTGAAAGAATTTGTTCTAATCACAAACCAGTTGAAAGGGATGATGGGAGTATGAACAGGGCAGAGAGAAGAAGACAGCAGAAAGCGGCTGAAAAGTCACGGAATCCAATTCCATACAATTTTAGTAATTACAGTTTGGAACAGATTTCCAAAACGACAGGCGCAAGAGTTGAAACACTAAAACTGTACTTGAAGCAACGTGAAGATGAAATGCGCAAGGAAATATCGGAAGAACTGATTTCAGAATCACAAAAAAAGCTTTGGAAAGCAGAGGACTATATCGCAGTTGCAAATGTTCTTATCAGTTTGTTTGCAATTAAGAAAACATGGGGATTTACAAAATCCAATCAGAGATTCTTAGAAAACCTAAACTTTGCCAAAGAACACATTGAAGAAGTGGGAATTGAAAAAGCATACCAGGAAGCAAAAGAAACAATGGGAATTAAACTTGAATTTGATTCCATAAATATAAATAAAGAATTTGGATTTGGAGAAAGTGAGGACTAATCATGACAGAGAATTGCAATGAATGCAGCATTGCGTGGATTCGCGGTGGTGAGTACGCAGAAGTATCAGCGCATAACGGCAGTAAGATGAAAGGAAGAGTCCTGAAGCTAGCAGAACAGCATCCAGAAGATGTGAAGATTCTGGTCACAAACAAAGATGGTTCCATATTTGCCCATGTCCCAGTTAAATACGTGAAATTACGAGCGCCAAGAGAATTAACAGAAGAGCAGAGAGCGGAACTAATCGAGCGAGGTAAGAACATGTCGAGAAATAAATCAACTGATTGTGAAGAAACGTCAGATTTCGATTCTGATGATGATAACGAGGAAATGTTCACGTTTTAATGAAAGGCGGTTTTAGATAAAAATGAGCAAAGTAAAATCTTATGGTTTAAAAGCCTACGTATCCAATGCATTTGATTTGCATGTTGGAAAAAGAATTAAATACTCAGAAAGTGGCGAGGACGGAATAGAACATATATACGAAGTAAAACAGTTGTTTCCGTTTTGCATTTTATTGGAAGATATTTTTGATCACACAAAGATTTGCCCTTGTTACAGTAAATTAAGCATGATGATAAGAGGGATTGAATAAGAATCTGGTTAAGAAAATGGGAGTATAAAATCATGGAGGACTGCACAATAGCGCGTCAGTTGCTTACATGGGGAAAGTGAGGATAGAAAATGAAATTCAAAAGTAATGCCAAGTATAACGAAAAACCTGAAACCGGAAGTATTTTCGCCTTGGAATACAATTCTTTAAAAATCGTTATTCACAAATACGTCGGTTACGGAAATGTACTGTTTCTCAACTGTAGCGCATTGGATATTTACAACCACAATCTCGGAACAGAGGATTTCGAGGAAGCTGTCAGTAAAGCGAAGGAAGTTATCATACGTGAAGTTAAGAAAGTCAGAGATGATTCATACAGATTTTACAGTGATAACAATATTGAGATTGTCAGATGTTAGGAGGACGCAAAATGTTAATCAGAAGTCAGGATAAAAGCCGATTGATCAGTCTTAACAATACACGAGAGCTGCGATTTTGGGAATGTGCACAAGGGTTTAATATAACGGATTGCGTGTGCCCAATTGGTCATTATTCCACCAGAGAAAAAGCCATGAAAGTACTGGATATGATTCAGGAAGCATACACGGAATACAAATCTGGTGAAATTGTTGGCAATGGGCTGGCAGGATCAGCATACACAGGAAGCTATGATACAAAAGAAAGTGTGGCGCATGGAATTGCTGTATTAAAAGGCTATGGAAATGAGATAAGAAAATCAATCCTGTTTCAGATGCCAGAAGATAGTGAGGTAGAAGTATGAAATTCAGAAAGAAGCCAGTTGTAATTGATGCAGTACAGTGGACTGGTACAAATAAGCGAGAAATATTTGATTTTCTGACAAATAATAATTGCCCGGAGGAGTATATGACATCTGATTTCCCGATTGTATCTGATAACTTCTATATCGACAAATGGAAGGTTCCGGGCGGTCTGGTTATTAAGACACTTGAGGGCGAACATCTGGCGAATATTGGTGATTATATCATCAAAGGTGTTCACGGAGAGTTCTATCCGTGCAAGCCAGATATATTCAGTGAAACTTATGAGGAGGTGGAAGAATGAAAAGATCTGAAACAACAAAATTTCTTAGTCAATTGCTGGAAAAAAGCTGTTTTTCTGGCCCAGGTAAATACTGGGCTAGAGAAGTAAGCCTTGATTATGGCTACGCAGCAGGAAAGCCAAGAAGAGTAGATTACATGCAGTTTATTCCGGAAAACCAGTGTTCTATCTCAGCAATCGAAAAAGGAATATTTACATGCTATGAAATCAAAAGCTGCAAAGAGGATATTTACAGCGGAAATGGATTAAATTTTATTGGAGAAAAAAACTACCTTGTAACAACAATGGAGTGCTACAAAGAGATTTTACCTGATTTAAAAAATGGAAAATTTGCCCAACATATACGTGAGAATTTTCCGGAATGTTACGCGGAAATAGGTAACATGGGAGTAATGGTTGCAGTTCCGTATCAGAGAGATGTTGCCGAAGAATTTGAAAACCCAACACCACTAGATGGAGATGTGGAAAAATGGAAATTATCGGTTGCTATAAAGTGTAAACACAATGGATCAAGAAAAAGATCAATGACAGAACTGCTGTTTTGCATGGTAAGAAGCGGACATTGAGAAAGAATGAGATAATATGATACATATCAAAGACGGATTAAAGCAGTACAAGGATAAATATTCAGACTGCTACAAATACGCTGGGGTGTATGTCAAAGTTATTCAGGAAATGATAGAGCAGCTTCAAGATGATCTGGAACAGGACGAGAAAGAAAATGGTTGGATTCCAGTCAGTGAGAGATTACCGGAAGACGGAACATATATCACTACTTTAGACGGAGAGCTTGTCGGACAGGAAGAACCATTCACGGGAATGTGCGGTATCGAAAATGGAAAATGGGATGATGAAGACTGTGTTATTGCCTGGATGCCACTACCAGAACCATATAAGGAGGACGAGCCATGATTACATTCTTATTAGGACTTACACTTGGAATCATATTCGGAGTGGTTGGCTTTGTATGTGTAGCGATCATGTACGACAAGCACCACCCAGACAAATAGAAAGGAGAACGGTATGCTGACAAGGAACAAAAAGCTGAAAGACTACGGTATTCCGGCAGAGGACATTGAAAAACTGAATACGATGCTGAAAGACTTCCCGGCAGAGTACGGATACCTGCTTACCAGTGCTGCCTTGTCAGCTTGCCCGAAGAACACGGTGATAGCGGATATGGTTATTGAAAATATCTTACACCGGAAAAGCTACAGGAAAATCAGCAAAGAAAGATATATCCCGATGAATCCGAAAGATTTCTACGGATACAGGCGCAAGACCGTCGCTGTACTGTATGAGAGAATGCGGTTGTTGGGAGTGTGGGAGGAAAAATAAATGAAAGAATATAAATGTCCAAAGCAGAAATACGTAGACGATGCTAATAGCAAACAAGACGATATTGCAAGCATCATTTATAGCACTCTCGATCATATGTATTGCGATAATTGCAGATTCAATAGCGAAATTAAAGAAAGTGATAATGGTGAATGGAACTGTGATGAATGCCACAGAAAATATAATGGATGGGGAATTTCCATGCAGGAAAGTAATAAAATCGCAAAAGAAATTTTAAAACAGTTAGGAGAATAGAATATGAGCAGACTGATTGATGCAGACGAATTAATTAAATACATCAAAATTTGGGAAATCGGGACAAGTATTAGTTCCGACCAGAAAGAGTTTATTGATTGCATTAACAGACAGCCGACAGCATTTGATGCGGAAAAAGTTACGGAATCGCTTATGGACAGATTTCGTGTTGTTTCCAATGATAAGGACTTGGAATGGAACAGAGCTATAGATTATGCTATTAAAATCTTAGAAGGTGGTGGAGTTGAATGAGTAAAGGAAAAGACATTTCGACTATGTTTACAAGAGAAGAAAATAAAAAGAATGGAAGACTCGGATATGGAATGGCTACCAGAGAGAAGGAAGATACTATCATTCCAGCGCAGTACGGAGCATTCTTGCAGAAAAGAGGTAAGAGAAAATGAGTAAATCAGTATTAGTGATAGATACGCCAGAACGATGTATAGATTGCGAAATCGGACAAAATTATAGCAATATGTTAGAAACATACATCTCTTGCCCGATTACAGGAAAATGCGTGCTCGATAAAGATGCAGAAATGATTCCTGATTGGTGTCCATTTATGGATTTGCCAGAGAAAGATAATGGAGATTATCCAGCTAATACATTTGATGCAGGATTTGCAGAGGGCTGGAATCAGTGTATTGATGAGATTACAGGAGGAAATGCAGATGATTGATTTAAGAAATACATGTGTTCTGGTTAGAACAAAAGAGGAAAACGAAATGCTTCTTAAAGAAGCTGAAAAACAGGGATTCCAATGGCCTACAAAAAACTATTGCAGACCATTACCAAAACAACATTTTCCAGACATTTTAAAATTTTATGAAGACAAAGATGTTACCCGCGAAGCACATATTGGCACAGACTCAACTTTCTACGAAGCATCAGAACTCCTCGGCACAAAAGAAATGTCTGCAAGAGAGTTTGCTGAACGGATTGCAGATGTAGGCAATTGTTGCGAACGTGAATGTATAGGATGTGTGTTGGACAACAGGAATAATAAGTGCAACACGGATTTGTGCAATATACGTAATTGGAAAAATAATATAGATGAACTCCTTGAAATTGCAAAAGTAGAAAAATGGACAGTTCCTACACCAGAAGAGAAAGCAATTGAAAATATTGAGAAGTTTATCGAGAATCCAGATCGTGCAGCGTTGAATGATGAGTTTGTAGATGCGTTGAAGCTGGCGGTGGAGAAGTTGAAAGAGGTGGAGTAAATGAATAGATGGACTGAAAGATTTAATAATGATGGCGAAAAAGCTATTGCAATACATGACGGAAGTGATTTTCCAAATGTTTGTTTCGAGGGAGAAAGAGAATATGATGTAATGGATGCGCTTGCCGAATACGAAGACTTAGAAGAACAGGGCTTGCTTGTGAGATTGCCGTGTAAGGTCGGAGATATGGTGTGGGATAACGATTTTGGATATCCGGAATCGTATGAAATAAACGCATACTCATATGGATATTGCGACAGTTATGTAGAATCAGGTGTAGGAATAGAAGATGAAATTATATTTTATTACGAAAACTCTATCGGTTCAATAACAGGAGCTTTCCCAATGAGTGAAATTGGTAAAACCGTATTCCTCACCCGCGAGGAAGCTGTGAATAAGTTGGAGGAACTCAAAAATGAAATTTAATTTTAAGGAGGCGCAAAATGGGAAGAAACATTTATTTTACGGATAGAGAATTAAGCATGGTAAGAGACTATGTGTTTGAAGCAACTGATATTTTAGGAAATGCTTCTGATACAGCAGAACAAGTGGACAAAGACATGGAGAATGGTCTTGGCTCTGCTTTGCGAAAATTATACAAAGGCTGTATTGGAGAATCAAAATACGCAAAGTATAAAACAAAACGAGGATAAAAATATTTTTAATCCGATAGAGAAGAAGTGAAGGATATTCAAAATGACAAGACCTGAGATTACAGCAAAACTATCAGCAATGATCGAAAAAAAAATCAATCCTCACAATGATCCACGTATTTATTGGGCTAAGGAAGTGACATTCGATTATTCGACAGATCATGCGGTAAGGGTGGATTATATGCGGTTCGTGCCGGTGAATAATAGCGTGTCCGGGATAGAAAAAGGTGACTGCTATTGTTATGAGGTTAAATCATCAGCTGAAGATTTTCGCTCTGGTCATGGGCTGAATTTTGTTGGCGATTATAACTACCTAGTTATGCCGACAGATGTATGCGCTGCGGTATCCCTTGAAATTCCACATTATGTAGGAATATATGTACCAGAAGCAAATGATCTTACATGCATCAAAAAAGCAAAGCGAAGAAATCGGACAAGGCCTGTATCTGAAATACTCTTGATGATGTTCCGGTCTGCGAATAGGGATTATAGAAAAGCAGTAAAACAGTTGGAGGAGATGAAGAATGGCTGAATATGTTAAAAAGTCAGATATAATAAAAATCATGGAAAATAATTCTCACATGATAGAGGTATTTGGAGTTAAGAAGAAAATGATTGACGGATTCGCAATGTGTTGTGATTTCGCAGACTTAAAAATTGTTGAGATTGATGATGAAGAGGAAATTAATATGAAACCAGAAGAAGCAAAAGACATATTATCCGATATGAGAGACCAGCATTTATGTTTCCTTGAAAGTTCTGAAAACAAAGATGAATGGCAGAAAAAATATCTCAAGGAAGCATGGGCGTGTGATTCCGGAGCAAAAGCATTGGAAAAACAGATTCCATGCAAACCTGAAGAATATGTTCCAGATTTTCCGTACAATATATTTTCCACTCAAAAATGTGCGAAATGCGGAACACCTGTTATTGGTAAAAAAATAAGCAAGTACTGTTTTGAATGCGGGCAGAAAATTGACTGGAGCGAAGAAAATGACATATAACATTGACGAAAGCGTTATTGCTAGAAGTGTTGACCATTACGGAGAAGAAATTCAGGCAACCGTCTGCATGGAGGAATGTGCGGAACTTATACAAGCAATCAGTAAGGAAAAACGTGGAAAATCGACCGTGATAAC